CTGAATATAATTACACATTTTAAACACCAACTAACAGACTCCTTGTGAAAAATCTATAGGTTGGTTAGTCACTATTGTAACTTTTAATTTTTAAATTAACACTAACTCTAAGGAGTATATAAAATGCCTTTAACCCCAGCAGGAAATAATAATTTAGGCGCAACTGACATGGTATACCGTACAGCAGTTGCTGACGGTACTACAGGTGGTGCGGCTGGTGCTAACAAACTCTGGCTTCCAATTTGGAGCGGAGAAGTTATTCACGCATACGATCACTATAACATGTTTGAAGGCTTAGTCACCCAGAAGACTATTGCCAGCGGCACTACTGCCGAGTTCCCAGTCACTGGTACAATTAACCTAAAGGCTGCTTGGAACGCTGGTGAAGAACTTTCTGGTGGCACAGCTACTTCAACCACCTTTGCCATCAAGCTTGACAAGCGCCCAATGGCCGCTCACTTTGAAATTGACAATGTTGACCAGCTTCTAACTCAGTGGGAATTCCGCGCTGAACTTGCTCGTCAGGCAGGTCTAACTTTAGCCAATACCCGCGATAAGCAGATTGCTGCCTATATCGCCCGTGCTGGCGCTGAAAGCCTCTTAACTAATGATCCACGAACTGGCATTGCTTTACCAACCCAGTCACTGTTCAGCAATGATTCTTTCAATAACCTTGGTCTTAGCTCAGCTTCAGCTTCTGACAGAACTAACGCTGCTCTTCTACTACTCAAGGCAATTGAAGACTTCATGGTTCACCTACAGGAAATTAATGCACCAACCGAAGGTGTTTACTGCGTTGTAACTCCACGCGCATTCCAAGACATTCGTGCTCTTGGCGTAGCTCGTTCCTACAACGAACTCTACGGCGTAATGACTTCAGGTAATGGTAACGGTCCTGCTCGTCCAATGTTCGGTGGCGTTGCTGAGGCTGGTGGCCTTGGCGCTCCTCTCACTATGGGCATGCACAATGTCTCTGATGCTCTAGAGTATCAGGGCTGCATGATTATCAAGAGCAACCACCTACCAGTTGTTGACTATGCCGCAGCTCCTATTGGTGAAGCCCGTTATAACCTTCAGGGTGCAGCCGCTAAGGTAAAGGCTCTTATCTTCCAGAAGGATTGCGTTGCCTCACTCAGCCTACAGGGTCTAAAGGTAGACACTGTTGATGATGTTCGTCGCAACACCACCTTCACCGTTGCTAGCATGTTCAAGGGTACTGGCGTACTCCGTCCAGAACTCTGCGCTGTTGTCTGTGGTGAAACTGACACCGATGATAGACCAAAACTAAGAACAGCCCTCGGCAATATGGCCGCAGAGTATGTTGTCACTGCCTAATTGAATTAATATCCCAACCCATCAAGAAAGGAGGTAAACAAGTTGTCTTTGTTTGTTTTACAATCTTGAGGGGAGGTGATCTAATTATCTACGCGGTAGCCCCTTAACTGGGGCTATCGTGTTTTCTTTTTTTCCAAAGGAGGCTATTAATGGGAATGATTACTAAATTACAAGCTGTTAATAACATGCTTTTGGCTGCTGGTGAATCCCTAGTAGCCGACCTAGATAACGAGTCTGGTATTGATACTGAAATTGCTTTGACAATCCTAGAAAATACCAGCCTAGACTATCAGCTTAGAGGTCTAGTTAATAATAAATACATCCGTAAAATAAACCCCAACGCATCTAGCAAGATTATTCTACCTATGCCAGACGCTGATGAAGAGGGTATTATTTCTATTGAACTTAAGTCCCAGCATTTTAATGATGATGGTATCTTAATTCAAACCCGTCTATATAATTCATCTCCACCAAGAATGTGGAATGTTACAGATGATACTGACATCTTCAAAAAAGATAAAGATTATTACTGGGAAATTATTCAGAAGATCAAGTGGGAGAATCTAGACACCCCAGCGCAACGGGCTATTATGACAACAGCAATGCGTCACTATCAGATTGTTACACAGGGTGACGAAGCTACTGATGCTTTCCTTGCTTATCAAGAACAGATGTTTGCTGCTAAGCAAAAGGCTGCTGATATTAATGATAAGAAAAGAAATATCTTTACCAGTGGTGATATCTCCGTAAGATCAGCCATTAGCCGTGTCCCATTCTCGTCAGATCCATCAAGATTCCGTTACTGGAGAACAGTTTAAAGGAGGTCTAAATGCCCCCAATTAGAAGACAAGGACCGCGTGGTTCTCTTATTTCAACTCGCTTGCCAGTATTCTCGCTTAGTGGCGGGGTTGGTAGACAAGCACCAAACAAGAGACTACCATCCGAAGCAGAGAATCTTGATAATGTTCTTCTCAGTTTAGAAAAATCTTTTGAGAAGCGTGGTGGTTTCAAGTTAATGAAGCCAGCAGGATATGATGGTAAGACCGTTTATTCTTTTACAGACGATACTTCTAGAATTGATATATCCCGCTTTAATAACATCCCATCAGACCACAAGGTTTGGTTCTACTGGTTTGTAATAAACTCTGATAATACTTTCTTACTGGGTGTTGACTATACAGCTAGCGGTATTTCAGATAATATTCTTTATGTTCTTAAAGTAAATCCAGATAACACTTGGCAAGACATTACACCACTTCCTCAGTGGGATCCTAATGATGCTACAATTCCAAACACATATACTTCTGGTAATGTTCACTCAGAAAAGGTAGAAGCATATCGTGTTTATTATAATGCTACCTATTCGGCTAATATTGATTATGGTACAGCTAAATCTCATGGGTTGGTAACTGCCAGCACCAGAGCATATATTACCTTTGGTTCGGATAACACAGCCAATGAACCCGATAGCGTACTTCAGATAACAGCTTTAGGTACTCAACTTATTATTTTAAACAAGCTTGTAAAAGCTGGTTTTAGCTCAGACTCAGACGGCAAACTGTACAATCTAAGTGGTATTAAGACAACCACAAACGATATAGGAGGAAGACCAGTAACCTATTACACGGCTTCCAGACTAGATCAAGTTAGAAACAACGAAGGCACTTTATTAGGGTTTAAACCAACATCTACAACCAATGCAAACTCGGTCGCCAATATCGAAGTATCTGATTACGAGTACTACGATAGAAACTATAGATACTTAGGTCAAAGTCTTGACTCATTTGCAGACTGGAAGTCTCCTCCAGAAAAGTCAGATTGGTTTGCTGTTAACTCCAGATTCCCTGTAGGACAGTCAACCAGCGATGATACAACCGCAAGAGAAATGTTAAGAGTTCTTTATGATAGTGAGTCACCATACTACTCCATAGTTCACGAAGGTAAAAAACTACCAGATGGCCGGGGTAAGATTTATTATTTTAAAAACTCTTATCTAACAGTAACAGAAGGGTACTATAGAGTTCTCAGTTTCTCAGAATCTATGGGTACTCAAACAGTTCAATCAGACTGGGGTACTAACGCAACCATTAATAATGTGGTTGGTTATGGCAACCCCTATTTACAAAAGATTAGAACACCCGACAAGTGCTCAGTTATAGACGCAGCAAGAATGCCTCAGGTTATCGTATTCAAGTTAAACGAAAACCCAAATAGAAGCTGGAAGATACAAGCCTTGTCATGGAAACATAGAACAACCGGGGATATTGAATCTAATCCCGGACCCTCAATCTTCCTTGATAGTAATAAAACACCAGTTCAAGTGGAAATAAACGCAATGGCCCTATATAAGGATCGTTTATATTTTGCTGCTAAGGATGTAATCTTTAGTTCAAGACTAGGTGAATACTCAGATCTATGGCTAGGAGATCCTTCTACTGGCGTTAATGATGCGGATCCTATTGATATTCGCGCCTCCTCTAATGTTTATTCAGAAGTAGAGTCATTAACCCCATTCCAAGACTTCTTGTTTATTATTACCAAGAGCAGTTCACAGTATAAACTGATGGGTACTAGCGGTTCTTCCGATCTTACCCCACTAACAGCAGCTGTGTCACCTATGACATTCTACTCAACTGCCAAGCTTGTAAGCCCCTTGTTAATGTCCTCTCAGCTTTACTTCTTTGATAAGAAGCGGCTGTACCTATTGATTGGTCAGCAGGGCGCTAATGTCTCTCAGGCGGTCGAGACAAGCTTTGTATGCCCCGGATACCTCCCCGAGAACTATGGCGCTACAGCCGTTGCTCAGGCTCAGGATACGATCATGTTCGTAGACCGGGATAACAAGAACACTATTTATATGTATACCAACCGCTGGTCTGGTGACAGAGTAATTCAATCAGCCTTCTTCAGATATGTCTTAGATACTACAACTGAGGTATTATCTATGAAGGTGGTTGATAACTACCTATATGCAGTCACTAAGCGACCACGGAAAACCTACACCAGTAATCCAGAGTATTATTATTTCTTAGAAAAGCATCTATTAAGAAGTGAAGACCCTTATATTCCACGGATTGATAGGTTGTTTGAAGTAAAGATAATTAAGAATACTAACCCAGTTACTGGTTCATGGAATGGTAATGCAACCTATAACCCACTACGGGCCGAAACAACTTTTAGACTTCCTTATATGTTAAATAACACAGACATAGAAAAGGTTGTCGTAGTGTTAACAAGCTCTGACTGGGGTGATGACCAAAGTTTAGTCCTAAAGCCAGACTCAATTACCAACAATACAACTTATAAGTATTGTGACATTGTTGTATCTGGTGAATTATCTGCCGTGTTTGGTGAAAACTATACAGGTGTTATTGAAGGCTTTGCTAAAGCTGGCAGATATATTTCAATAGGCGAAAAGTTCCTGATGAAAGCTGAGTTGTCTCCGCTATTTATCAGAGATGAAAGTAATAATATTGTTGACGGTGTGTTGAATATCCGTACTGGTTTGTTCCGTCACTTTGACACAGGCAATTATGATATTGTCGTGGCAAGAAACAAGCGACCAGCATATAGATCGTCGTTTACCAACCAAAGACTAGATGAGTCGGTCTTCGTAGACCCACTACCACTAGAAATTAAGACAAGCTCTGGTGAGTTTGTTGCCAAGATATTTGGTTATAACGACGATATCACTATCTCTATTGAATCTGATTACCCAACACCATGTAATATTACAAACATGGAATTCAAGGGTAAGTTCAAGCAGAAGTATTCAACATTTGAGAATTAAAAAGAATCCGTTCTCCTGCCCCCACATTCTCTTAACAGGGGTGTGGGGGTTTACCTTTAGAAAGGGAGCATAATGGCTACATACGATAACTTAGACCTAGTAAGAACTAGTATTGAATACCGTGATATTACTAATACAACCAATCCAAATTATAACTTTGGTACTAGAACATTCTCTTTTGCAGATATTGAACTATTAGAAGGTATTCCTGCACAAGACCAGTTAGAGATTGAAAGAATCTTCCCAGTTAATACCCTAGGTAGCAGTAAGTATGAAGGCGTTCAACTAACGATTGCAGACCGTCGCCTTATGTTTAAACTACCAAAGCAGTGGTTTACTGTAGATGTAATTAATAAAACAATTACTATTAAAGATATTGCTAATACCGCTAGTAATGATTATATACCAGCTCCCGCTGCAAGCACAGGACCATACTATGATATTAATCTAGGTACATCTAGAACATTTAAGTTACTAGCTGCTACGACTCCACCCAGTGCAAACCAAACAATCATTATTCCCGGCCTAGCTGTTAATGATGATATCATTATCAGAAGAAGAACAGTCTCAACTGAAAAGGTTGTGAACTTTGCTCCCGGTTCTCGCCTAACAAGTGGTCAGTTAAACCTTCAGGTATCCCAACTCGTTAACCTTGTTCAGGAACTTATGTGGAAGGTAGACCAAGAGTTTATCCTCAAGTTCGATGAATCAGCAGTCGATGGACCGTTCCTTGGTAACAAGGATCTAGACATGGGTTCATTCTCCATTATCAACATGGGTATGCCCGGTGTTGATGGTGATGCTTTCCCTCCAAATGCTGAAGCGGAACCTGAAGATATTGACCGAGTTGGTCGTATGGCTGTTAATAAGTACTTCTTACAGAATGTGTATACTGATTATGTATCTGACACTGTTGTTGCTAACTGGGATGCTGGTGGTCGTTCTGGTGCTTTAGTGACCAGACTAGCTGGCTTTGATACTTCATTAGCCGCTAAACAGCCACTAAATACCAATCTAACAACCCTTCAAGGTACTACTAATGCCTCTGGTTTAGTAAGCTTAGGTAACTCCAGCAATCTAGCCCTAGTAACTGCTATTGGTGCTTTAGCGTCTGGCAATACTGGCTTTATTAAGAAGTCAGGAGCATCTACTGTAACTTTAGATACCAATACTTACCTAACAGGTAATCAGTCTATTAGTTTAAGTGGTGCTGTGGCTGGTTCAGGTACAACCAGTATTAGCACGACTCTTGCTACAAACGCAGTAGGCACTTCTAATATTAATAACCTTGCAGTTACTAATGATAAGATTGCTGATAGCACCATTACAAATGCAAAGCTAGCCAATAGCACCATTTCTAGTGTTGCTCTTGGTAGTAACCTATTTACTTTAACCCGAGGTAGCTACCTTACTGGTAATAATTATAACGGATCAGCGGCTCAGACTTTTGCTGTAGACGCAGACACGGCTAACACAGCTAATAAGGTTGTAGCCAGAGATGCTAGCGGTAACTTTGCTGCTAATACTATCACAGCTGCCCTATCTGGTAATGCAACTACAGCAACTGCTTTACAGAATGCCAGAACAATTGGCCTTAGTGATGGTGCTATTGGTACAGCTACTTCGTTTAACGGTAGCGCTAATATTACAATTCCAGTTACAGCCCTTGATGCCAACAAGATAACCAGCGGTACATTGTCGGTTGATAGGCTTGGTGCTACTTCTATTACAGATGCAAAATTAGCTCAAATAACTACAGCTGGAAAGATTGCATTAAGCGCGTTACCAACAAATATTCCAGATACAAACTTAACTCAAATAACTACATCTGGTAAGATTGCATTAACCGCGTTACCAACAGGTATTACAGATACAAACCTATCAACAACAGGTATTGTTGCTGATACTTATGCAAACAGTGGTTTAAACATTCCACAACTTGGAGTTTCAGCTGCTGGTCGTATTACAAGTATTTCTAATAGAGATTTAGCTAATAGCGTTGTTAGCACTATTCAAGCAAATGCACCATACATTTCTAGTGGTGTATTTACTGCTGGAGAAAAACGAATAACAAATCTGGCAGCACCTACTGTAGCTTTGGATGCTGTAAATAAAAACTATGTTGATACAAATTTCTTAAAACTAGCAGTTGGAAATGTTTGGGATTCACTAGATCGGCGTATAACAAACATTAGTTTACCAATAAACGCAAAAGACGCAGCTACTAAAGAATTTGTAGAAGGGTTGCAATTATTTGGTACAGCTCAAACAGATCCTCAGCTTTTTGAATTTAACAGCCTATCCGGTACAGCGGACGGTTCTCATACACGATATGAACTTAGTATTGATACCCTTACAACAACAAATCAATCAATGCTTATTGTGTATGATAACATTAATAATATTTATGGTCCCGGTACTAATACAGCGGCCAGCTATAAGTTCTTCTTAAATATTGTAGGTGCAAACAAGACTTTAAAAGTTTGGGTTCCAACAGCTAGCTCACAACCAACTTCTATTAAAGTTAGAAACTTTGGTGTTAGTCGCATTACCCAAACAAATCTAGCTACTGCTACTGCGGTAGGTTTATCTGGTTTCCCTGTAGATGGTGGTTTAACAGTATCTAATGGATTTGTGTCTGCTAATAAATCAGACTCTATTTCTTTAAGCAGCAGTAACTCACTAGCTACAAGTACAGCTGTTAAAACAGCTTATGACTCTGCAACCTCAGCTCAAAACGCAGCTAATGCTGCACAGACAACGGCAAACACAGCTGTTACAAACGCAGCTGCGGCTCAAGTAACAGCAGATACAGCTGTTGCAAATGCAGCTGCGGCTCAGGGAACAGCCAACGCAGCCCTACCACTAACTGGTGGTACTGTTACAGGCGCTCTTAATGTTAATGGTGCAGTTGTGTTGGGAGATGCTAATACAGATACCCTAACAATTACAGGCACTGCTATTACAACACCAAACGGTCTAAACTTTGATAGCAATACTTTAGTTGTAGATGCTACAAACAATAGAGTGGGTATTGGCACAGCAAGTCCTTTAAGCTCTTTACACATAAAAACAGCTAGTCCGGGTGGTGCCACTGGTTTAAGAATTGAAAATGGTGGTACTTATCTTGCAATTGAACAGCAAAACAGCTCGTATACACATTTCTATACATCAGCTCCTAAATATTATTTTGATAAAACTGTTGAGTTAGGTGATGGAATTCTTAGTAGCTATTCTACTACTGATTTACAACTAAAAACAAACGCTACCACTAGAATTCGTGCTTTTAACTCTACTGGTAATATTCTTATCGGGACGGGTACAGCAGACCCATCTGTTAAGCTATATGTAGATGGTGAAATTAAAGCAAAGACCAGCCTAATCCTAAATGGTTCAACTAGCGGTACTTCTACCATAGTTGCCCAAGCAACTGCTGGTACAACTACATTTACCTTACCAACTACAACAGGTACTTTAATTGGTAGTAATGATACTAGTACTGTAAGTAACACTATGTTGGCAGGTAGCATTGCAGATAGCAAGCTAAGCACAATCGCTACTCCTAATAAGGTATCTATTGCTGCTCTTGATATTGACGGTGGTACAGATATTGGAGCAGGTTTAGAAGATGCTGATCTCATCATCGTAGACGATGGTGGAGCTGGTGCAAATAGAAAAGCAGCTGTTACTAGAATTGCTCCATATGTATTCTCCAAAGTAAGCGGAGATATATCAATTGCCGCAAACGGCACTGCTACTATTGCTACTAACTCAGTAGCTCTTGGTACTGATACCACAGGTAACTATGTAGCTACAATTGCTGGTACAACTAATCAAGTAACTGTAACTGGCTCTGGCTCAGAATCAGCAGGAGTTACCCTAAGCTTACCACAAGACATTCATACCACAGCTAATCCAACATTTGCTGGAGCTACCTTAGGTACTACTCAGGTTGGTGTTACTGCGGATAATGAAATTGATACTAGTGCTGGTAACCTAATACTAGACTCAACTGGTGGCACTGTTCAGGTAGACGATAACCTTTTAGTTACTGGTAATATTACTTTAAAATCTAATTCTACCAATAAACTTGAAGTATTAAACAACGCTGGAGATGAGGGTTTCGTTTTAGAAAGAGTAATAACAGACGGTACAGGTACAGCCAACAGTGGTGACCTAGTAATCCGACTAACTCAGCCATCAAGTGAAACTGAAAACAGAAGAGCCTATCTGTTATCTGGAAATGAAATACCCGGTGCTACTAATCAAATAGCCACAAAACAAGATATTGATAGTATTGACTTAAGTAACTATGTTACAAGCTCCAGTTTTAACAATAGTTTATCTAACTATATGTTAACAACTGGCAGTTTAGCTACAGGAAATCAACAAGTTATTGGTACTTCTGATACAAATTCCTTTAAAATTAAGACCAATAATTCGGATAGGGTTACTATAGAAAGTAATGGTAATGTAACATTAGCAAATAATCTAACTGTTACTGGTACTACTACTTTAACTGGTGGAGTTGTTGCGCCGTTAACTGGTGATTATACATCTGTTTTTGATGATGCGTCTCTTACAACATATCTTACAAAAGGTCAAATACTTTGTGGAGAACTTGGTGATGTTTATTATAAATATAATCTTGGACGAATATCTATTGGTACTACTACTATAAATGATGTTGCTCCCCGCTTAATAAATACAGAGGGAATTCCACATTGGTTTAATTTTTGGACTGGCACTGACGGTGGTACTAGAACTCTAAATTTAGTTATTCCAGCAAATGCTATTATTTATGTAGTTGGATATAGTGGAAGTGCAACTTTTGGCTCTAGTTTAACAAGCCGAGGATCGTTATCTGCAAAAACATTTGCACAACCCACAGCTGAGACTGGTACTGCTACTCCAGCATCTAGTCCTTCGCTAGTAGGAACAATTCCTACACCATTCCCTGTTTCGACATCCGATCAAACTTTTACTTTAGCTACAGCAGGCGCATCTAAAAGCGGTATTATTGGTTTGTTGCGTGTTAAATAATTTAAGGAGCTACCCCAATGCCCGGTAATAGAGATAGAAATAAAACAACTGCTGGCGTAACAAGAGAACAGGTAGAAGACTTAATTGATTCTATCTGGGCTTTTGATATTAGAAACCCAAATGAAAATGATCTGTTAATCTATAGACAAAATACAGGATACTTTGTAAATGAAACCGTTGGTGATATTACAATCTCATATGGAAACCTAGACGGAGGTGTTTCATCTTCTACCTATCAGGCTGTGTTTAACATCAGCGGCGGAACTTCTTTAAGTGTCTTTTAATTAGGAGGTAGCAATGGCTATTCAAATTCAGTTAAGAAGAGACACAGAAACTAACTGGAATACAAACGATCCCATCTTAGCTTCCGGTGAAATAGGTATTGCTACCAACTTTACACCAGCTAAGTTTAAAATCGGTAATGACACCTCAAGCTGGACTGAGTTACCATATGTTGTTGAAAATGGAAACAGCCTAGCAACCCTTACCGATGTACTGATAACAAATATTCAAGTAGGTGATTTACTTATGTACCAGAATGGTCGTTGGGAAAACATAAGAAAAACAGTAGTGGTAGATGGTGGAAACTTTTAAGGAGTAATAAATGTCAAATACAATTAGAATTAAAAGAAGAACAGCTGGTGGTGCTGGTGCTCCAGCTAGCTTACAAAATGCTGAATTAGCATTTAATGAAGTAACCAATGTTTTATACTATGGTAAAGGAACCGGAGTAGGTAATGCAGCTACTTCTATTATTCCAGTTGGTGGCGACGGTTATGTTGTTGACCTAACTAGCAATCAGTCAATTTCTGGGGTTAAGACCTTTACTGATAACCTTATTGTCAACGGATCAACCAGCGGTAAAACTCTTAAGCTAGGACCAAACACAAGTATCCAGCTTTGGAACGGTGCAGCTGAAACAGGTTCTTTAGGCCATACTGGTTTAAGTTTAGGTAGCTCTACCTCGTCCAATATTGCTGGTAGCTTTACCCATACTGGATCAGTTAATATGTCTAGCGCTACACAAGTGACTGTACCAAACATCACTGTTTCCACTTCGACAGGACAGGCAGTAAACGCTACCTCTTTAACAGGTTATATCAGCTCACAGATAACCGCAGGCTCTATTGGAACTGTAAGCAGTGTTACTACAGCTTTCCCAACTAGCGTCTTTGTAAACCCAACAAATCCTATTACTTCTTCTGGTACACTGAGTACCTCTTTCCAGACTCAAAGCGCTAATACTGTATTTGCTGGACCAGCCACAGGAAGTAACACACCCGGCTTTAGACAGTTAGTAGCTGCCGACATCCCATCACTATCGTCTACTTATCTACCCCTTGCTGGCGGTTCTCTATCTGGTAACCTAACAGTTGGTGGAGATCTGACCGTAAATGGTACAGTAACTACTATTAATTCTACAACCATTTCTGTAGATGATAAGACTATTGAAATCGGGGCTGTGACTTCCCCAACTGATACCACGGCAGAAGGTGGTGGTATTATCCTTAAGGGATCAACAGATAAGTCAATGCTGTGGTATAGTGGTATAGGTTGGGCTTTTAATGACAGCCTTAGTCTTCCAGTAAACAAAACATTGAAGATTTCTGATGGTGCTACCAATAGAGAAATCTTTGGCAGTTGGGATGTAACGGCTTCGGCTTTTGCTGTAGACTATCTATTGATTGATGGAGGAACCTATTAATGGCTAGCATCATCAAACCAAAGCGTGGTTCTGTTGCTCCAACTACCGCTAATTTGGTTGATGGTGAAATTGCTATTAATACCGCCGATAAGAAAATCTACACTAATATCGGGGGAACGGTACATGAGCTTTCACCTTCAACTGCTACGACTCCAGCTGGGACTAATACACAGGTCCAGTTTAACAACAATGGAGACTTTGGAGCTAGTTCTAACTTTACCTTTAGTTCAAACTCAGTTTCAATTAAAAATGCTTTAAGCATAACTAAACTAACAACAGGGCTTGCTGGTGTGTTTATATCTGCTGGCGAAACAACAACTACAGTGCAGGTTGTTAATAATAATTTAGAGTTTGTAACTAATCAAAGTCCCGGCAAAACAATTAAAATAAAAACAGCTAACGGCACAAACCTACTATCTTTAACTTTAGACCCAACAAATAATAAGTTAGAGTTATTAAATGAAAACGATGCTCTCACCACCTCTTTTATAGTAGACGGCACTATTACAGCAACAGTTCAAATGGATGCTCCTTATTTCAAAGGTTATTTACTAGGAGCTACCCAACAAGAATGTAGAAATGACACAGGTTCTACTATTTCTAAAGGTACACCTGTTTATGTGGTTGGCTATTCAGGTAACCGAGTATTGATTGCTCCTGCTGAAGCTAATAACTCAGCTAAGATGCCAGCTGTTGGTCTGCTAGAAACTGATATAGCTGCTTCTCACAACGGTCACTATACAATCCTAGGTGTAGCTAAGAACCTTAATACTAACGGTTATGCCATTAATGAAACTTTATATGTAGGAGCTACTGGTGGTTTAACCAATGTTAGACCAACCGGAGCCACTACATTAATTCAGAACATTGGTAAGGTTGTAAATGTTGGAAATAATGGTGAGATCCTAGTAATGGGTCCGGGTCGTAGTAACGATGTTCCTAACACCATTACTGCCAGAACTGGACTGTACACCAACGATGCCAATGGTATTCGTCTTTACGATTTAGACTCATCTAACTACTTAAGACTAAGACCAGCAGACACCTTAGCCAGTGATATTAATTTTATTCTTCCTGCTGATGTCGGCACAGCTAAACAAGTTTTAGGTATCCAGTCAGTAGTTGGTAAGTCTGCAACCTTAGATTGGCAGTCTCCTGCTTATCTTAGTGATACTCAATCGTTTACCGCTAAGCAAACATTTACAAGTGGTATTGATGTCACTGGTACTATTGCTGGTCCCGGTTCTGGTTCTTTAACAATTAGCAACGGTGCTGGTGATGTTGTTATTACATCGCCAATTACAACTATTGGTAACGGCGCTACTGATTTTACTATTGATGCTGCTTCAGGTACAGTCGATGGCTCTGCGTTTGAATGGCAAACGGGTGATTTATCTACAGGTACTTTAGTAACAGCCGGTAATATTACACTTCAGAATGCTGAAAAAATCCAAAACACAACAAATGGCCGGGTAGATATTGCTCCAGCCCCTTCAGCAAGCAGCTTTGGTCTATCCATTGATATGACAAGCAAAGGTACAGGAGCCAGACTAACAACCGTAACAGGTACATCAGGCACTACACTAAGTACTGGTGTTTTAGAATCCTTGGTTGAATTCCAAAGTCCTAAGCTTACCCTGACAACAACAACACCAAGCACTTCTGTTGGTGGTTGTCTTGAATACGACGGTAAAGTTACTTATGCTAACACGGCTTCTGGTCGTGGTTTAATGGTAACTGAGCAAACAAGTATTCTAACATCTTCAAGAAATATTAACAGTGCTACTGGTAACCAGAATATATTTGGCGCTCCACAGGATGTTATTACATTGGCTGCTAATACTACTTACATGATCCGTGGTTACCTATTCTTAAGTATGGGTACAACAACAGCTAGACATATAGCATTAAGGTTTACTGAAAGTGTTTCTGTAAATCATCCTACAATTCATTTCTCCACAATAGGAATGCCTTCTACTGGCGGTGCTGCGTTAAGAGCACAAGATATGGCTTATTTTGTAACAACAGGTGGTGGTAATATGACACAAAGCACTATTACTAATGCTAACTACAACGCTTGGATTACTGGGTTAATAACAACTGTAGACTCAGTTACTATTACCCCACAGATTGCATTCAGTGCTGCACCGGGTAATACCTGTTCTGTGAATATGGGTACTTATATTTCGTTTATTCCCTGTGGTTCTAATACTATGGCCGCTGTTGGTCCTTGGAGTTAATACATGAAAAACGACATCTTTGATACTACGGAGTCTATGCTAACCAGATATGGTATAGACATTGGTTTGTTATTATCTGGTTTCTTTGGTGCATTGCTCCTAGTATCACGGAAGTCGGGGCAAAAGCTTGGCACATCTTTAGCAGCTCTCATGGCTGGTACTGCGTGTGCTAACTACTTGACACCCATTGTTTTAAACTACATGCCTGAAACAGTTCGGTTAAATGGCAAGTATGCCATAGCCTTTGCTATGGGCTTCCTAGGTCTTAAAGGTCTTGAGTTTATTATTGATACTTATATAATCGCTAAAAAACAAGAGACACATAAAAAGACCAGAAAGAAGAGGAAACACTGATGGTTCCTGAACTATTGTCAATGCTAGGTGGTGGAGTTGTTGGATTTATCTTTCGGTTTATGGCTGAGAAAAGACAAGACCAGAAAGAGATGTTTAATAGATTATTACAATTAAACAATGTCCAGCAAGAGAATTATGACAAAGCTGCTAAGCGAGTTCCCATAGATGTTGGCAAGGGAATCCGTCAGTTAATCGTCCTAACTGTATTGTTTGCAGCTCTTTGCGCTCCCTTTGTCTTACCCTTCTTTGGTCTACCTACCTTCGTAGAAGTAGATAAAGTAGAGTCAGATAAGTTGTTTGGCCTAATAGGTGGATCTACTAGTAAGGTCTTTGTAGAACTCAATGGGTATCTCTATTCATCTGAGCTAAGACAGATACTAGTGAGCATCGTAGGTTTCTACTTCGGATCATCCGCTGCAAGTAATAAGAACTGAGGTAACTATGGTTAAACTATATTTATTATTAATATCTTTGTTATCTATAGGATGTGCTAGTGACCCTAAGATCATCCCAGATGTTACTGGTGACAGTGTACTTATGATGAAACTCAAGCATGATATAACCAACAACTCTGTAGACTGTAGCTATGGCTGGTTATTCTGGTATGTACCAATTGCCCTCGTTTTACTAATGTGGGCGTATAAAACCTTTATGAAAAAGGAAAAGAATGGCTAAAAAATCAGAACAGATGCAAAGAGATGCTTGGCTTGCTAAACAATCTAAAGCACAACAGAAAAGAGATACTAGGTCTGCTAAAAAAGCAGAAATAAACGAAGCTAAGGCTGAGTCAAATAGAGTAGCTGCTGAAGCTAGAGCACTAAGAGAACAACAACGAGCAGAAGCTAAAAGACTAAGAGAAGAAGAATGGGCTGCTAAAAACCCACAGAAAGCTGCTGCTCAAGCCGCTAAGCAAGAAGCAGCTAATAAAGCAGCTGCCCAAGCAACTCTTAGAAGAAAAGCCGAAGAAGAGTATCGTAGATTGGAAACAGAAAAGCTAATAGAAAAATCTAAAGGCTGGAGATACGCTTATGACAAGGCTCAGTTATGGTTGCCTGAATCAGCTAGTAGACCCGGTAAGATTGATTGGAGCAGAGGAACTAAAGGTACTGGGTTTGGTACATCTGGTGGTTGGCAAGCATTTGATAAACAAACAGGACAAACAAAACAAGGGTTTAACCCAGCTGGTTATAGCGCTGGTTTAACTAAAAGAAAAGCTCTAGACTATAAGAATAACGAATGGTGGGCTTTTAAATCTAAGTATCCCGGTTCAATGTAAAAAAGGTAAAAATGAAAAAAATGAAACCAAAGGGTAAGGCTGGTAAGGCCGCTGTAGAGCGGCTTGGTCGTACCTATAAGACTGGTGGCTTTGGCAAGATTGCTAGTAAAGCCGCCAAGAAGTATGGTTCAAAAGCCGCTGGCGAACGAGTAGCCGGGGCTGTGTATTGGGGAATGGTAAAGAAAAAGAAAGGTTCAAAATGAAGAACATGAAATCAAAGAAGATGATGTCTAAGGAAATGCCTGTTAAGAAGAAGAAGGTTGCAAAGAAGAAGGGAATGAAGTAATATGGAATCATTTATTGGTTCAATCTGGTTTGCCTGCTTTACATTTGTAGGTGGCTATGTCCTTGGTAATGTCTTTGGCATTGCTGAGCTTGGAAAGGTATTCAAGAAGTGAATACTCCCGAGCTTATCAACGCCCTCAACCGGGAACTGTTGATGAAGCTCATGGATGATCTAAATGATCCCATGAAGTGCAGCCCCGGTCTGTATACGGTTATCCGAGGGATCATTAACGATAACCGGGAAGTCTTAGATTCCATCTCCCACAAGGAGCTGGATACCGTGGAAGAAGCCTTGAAGACCAAGGCTCCCTTCCGATTCAAGTCAGCCGCCATAGGTTGACTGGCTCCTGTCAAGGGAGTTTCGCTACCAGAGGGGCTAGGATGGCTTAAGTGTCATCCTAGCCTTTTAAGGCGGTCTGGGTAGCCCCCGGACCAAGGAAGCCCTAGGATTGGCTCTTAGGGGCTAGAAAGAGGTGACCATGCAAGTACCAAAAGAAATGTTAGAGGACTTTAGGAACCATTTATGGGCGTGCTTTAAGTATTTAGGACTAGGGGAACCTACCCCTGTCCAGTATATTATTGCCCAGAGACTACAGGAGGGCCGTCAGGACTTCCAGTTACAGGCAGGCCGAGGCTTCGGTAAGTCTGTAATAGCCTCCTGCTTCGTCAGTTGGCTGTTGCTAAAGAATCCCAACAGAACTATTCTGGTTACCTCAGCTACCGCAGATAGAGCTGCTAAGTTTATTTCTCAGACCCGTAATATCCTACGGCTAGTTCCCTATTGCAAGCATATGGAACCCCAAGACTTTGATAAAGACAATGCTTTTGGTTTTAATTTACATAACCGGAGTATCTTTAGTCAGGACTTGAATCTAACGGCCAGAGGTATTACAGGTCAGATCACGGGTTTACACGCTGATGATATCATTGCGGATGACCTAGAGATCCCCGAAAACTCAGATAGCCCCGCATCACGGGAAAAACTGTATAACAAGGTTCAGGAGTTTGAGCAGGTTCGTAATAAAATCCCTGATGGCAGGGTAATATTCCTAGGTACTCCTCAAACAAAGGATAGTATTTATATTAAATTAAAAGAAAACTATACTATTCTTAAGTTCCCCAGCGAGATGCCCGATGTTAATATACCCGATGAGTGTGAGGATGTTGATGAATACATCCTAAGTCTAGGCGTAGACGCTGGTGAACCCACACAGCCCGAGCGGTTCTCCAAGGAAGTACTCAAAAAGGTAGAAGCTAAGATTGGCCCTACCCTTTATGCTTTGAACTACAAGCTTATTACTTCTTTGGCTGACAACAAAAAGTACCCACTCAGGCTTCAGGATCTAATAGTCATGGATACTTCTCCTGACTTGTTTCCTGAAAAGGTTGTTTGGGCTAATGCTGTGCCAAATAAACGAGTCAATAGCTACGGAATGAAAGACGATCTTGTTTATGAACCTATGTGGGTATCTAACAACTTTGTTGAGTACACTCAAAGTGCTATGTTCATTGATCCTTCAGGTCGTGGTGCAGACGAAACAGCAATTTGTGTAGCATCTACGGTAAATGGTTACATTGTTATCCATGAAATCTTTGGATTACCCGGTGGCTATGACTCAGTAACCTTGGAAAAGATTGCTAAGGTTTGTCAACAATATGATATTAACCTTATAAGATACGAAAGTAACTTCGGTGATGGTATGTTTGGACAGTTACTAAGGCCCGTTATTGCAGAAATGTGTGGAGCCGTAGCTGTTGAAGAATATAGAGTAACCGGAGCAAAAGAACGGCGTATTCTTAATATCCTAGAACCAGTAATAGCCCAGCACAAACTGGTATTTAATACTAAAGCTATCAAAGACCAAGAGACACAAAAGCAAATAACAAGACTAACCGAGCGTCGTGGGGCTTTGAAACACGATGACCGGGTAGACTGCATTGCTGCTGCTGTGTCATACTGGAGCGATAGCATTGGTATGAATCCTGATACTATTATTGAAAAAAACAAACAAAGAGAACATCAGGATACCGTTAAAGAATGGCTAAGCAATAAACGAGTTATGGGTTTATTAGGAGAACGAGTGAGTGGTGCTGTTTTATTTAATGGTAAACCTATAAAAGAAAACAAGTATAAAACTATTTTCAAAAGGAATAATATATGATAACTGTTGTAACTGGCATTGGTCCCAGAGTTGGTACTTCTTTTGTTATGAACGAAGCACGGAAAGCTGGACTACCCATTGCTGGTCACAAGTTTCTTCCTGAATGGACAGTCCCTAAGCATAACCCAGAAGGTTATTGGGATTTAGATCCATTTGAATTCATAGACATGTATTATTCAGGTCAGCTGAACAATAAAGTAGTTAAAGCGTGGGGACCACTTCTTGCCCAAATAAGTCCGGGTGCTGTTTTTGGTATAGTGCTTCTTGAAAGAAAAGACAAGAAAGCCCAGCTAGCCAGCATTAACAAAGTAATGCAGGATGAAAAGCACACAGAAAAAGGCAAAGAGTTTTCTCACTATACAGCCGAACAAATTCTAGAGGAACATATAAACGCCATTAACATGGTTAAAATTAACACAGTCCTCAAAGTTTATACAGAAGATTTAAACACAGAAATAGATAAAGTAATTAAATTTCTAGAAAGAGGATTTACATGCCAGTACTAATAATGGGCGGTCTTGCTCTTGCTAGCGGTGTCATGGGTGCTATTGGTCAGTCAGGCCAAGCTAAAGCTCAGGCAATGCAGCAGCAAATGCAGCAGGATCAAGCTAACTTTCAAAATCAACTTAAAGTAGACTCAGACAATAGAGCGGTTTTACGCCAGCGTCTGGGTCAAGAAATGACAAATCTTTCCATCGCTAAGTCCGCAGGTAAGCAGATGGGTTTACAGCAGTTTTATGCAAGGGAGGCTTTGAACAATGCCCGTAGTCAACTGTCTAAAAACACTCAAGAAGTTAATGCTCAGTTCATGTCAGCTTTATCTTCTAGAGGCATTTCCACAAAGTCAGGAACAGCTAGAGCGTTACTGCGCCAGAATATCGAAGCAACTGAAGCGAACTCGCTTGCACTACGACTCAACGGCCAAAGACAAATGAAGGATATTGAAACCAATTTCCAAAATGCTTTGGCACAGCGGCGCAATGATTACATTGAATCACAGGCATTTATTCCAACAACTGGTGGTATTGTAGACGCTAGTAGTTCTGCATTAACTAATGGTTTAATCCAAGCTGGTCTTGGCACTGCTAGTGCTGGTTTTAGCGCTGGGTTCCAATATGGCGGTAAGGGTGGTGTTGGTTTCGGAAGCGGCGGCTGGAAATTCTTTGGAGGATAAAATGGATAATATGTTATCCCAATTACAAAAGATTGCTGTTGAAAAAGTGGGAACAAATAATACTTTTGACACAAGCAGTAAAATAACCAGTGAACAAGAAACAAATAGCCTTAATGAAATCTTTGATACAGCTAAAGAAATGTATCCACAAGATTTTAAAAAAGCTTCTGAATATGTTTTAAAAACAGTGCAACCAAACAAAATGAGTACTAATGGTATTAAAAACTATTGGACAATGTTTGATACAAAGTTTCCAGATTATGCTGATAGTATTAAAACTCAAATCTTAACAAGTATTAATCAAAACCTAGACAATAAAACCAATGATTCTGAAAAAGAATTTTACTTGCGAGATATTATTACCACGCTACCTAGTTGGGCAGCTGATAATTTTTACCCAAAACTAGCACAAGTTTCTATGAATGTTGCTAATTCTAATATGTCTAAAGCTACTCAACTCTATAAATCAGAGCTTGATAAAAGAATGGATTCAATTAGATATTCTAATTTAGATCCAGAAGTAGCTAACTCAGTGCATGTAGACGATATTCTAAAACTAGAAACCCTTAACATGCTAAACTCAGCTAGAGTTGTAAATGGAAGAGTTGCTGTAATAACTGAAGATGGTACAATTGTTTTAGCAAATGAACTTAAAGACCGTACTGAAGTATTTGGTAAAACAAATACAGGCTCTCCTTCTGTTCACGAACAAGTAGAAATAGAAAAACTAAGTAGAGATATAATAACTAAAGCAGTTAATACTAGCTTGTCAAAAACAAGAGAAGAAGTTACAAAACAAAACAATTCTATTTCTTTTGAAACAAGAATGAATCTTGAAAAAGGAATGTTTACAATTGACGAATGGGATACTGCCTTTTCAACTATAAACACAACTAATATAGAAAGTGCAATAACAGCAGGTCTTCGCGGTGAAATCAATGCAGGTAGAGTTAAAACAAATAGAGACTTGCAAGAAACACTTTTTACTGTGTTAAAGAAATATAAAGATATCCTAGGAGGCAACCAATGAATCCCCTACCACAAATAACCAAACAAACAGACCTAAGAGGCCCACAGGTTTTTGAGCAGCCTAAACAACCTCAATTTACCTACACTGAAAGAGTTCCTATTACTCCCACATATCAGTTTAACTATGATATTGGTATAGATTGGGCTTCTTTAGGAAGCGCTGTTTATAACGCTGGTGCAAATATTTTTAACAGTGTTGCCAAATATCAACTAGAACAGGAAGTAAAAAAATACACAGAAGATGAATTGCCTTTTGATATGGCACAAAAAAAGGATATTGAGTATTCCTCTAATCCAGAAGAAAACCAATATAGATTGCGACAAAGACAACAACAGCTTAAAAGCATGGCTATTGAAAGAATGCAAGCCATTGGATATAATGTTTCCGAGATTGATGATATATTAAATGGCAGGGTTAATGTAACAGATATAAAAGGAAGAAACCAAGTAGGAGATGACTTTGTTTTAAGATATCTGACAAAACTACAACTAGATGGAATAAGTACTAGTGCTGCTTTAAGAAAACAAGAAAGAACACAGTTTGCAAACTCTTTTGCAAATGCTCAACAGCTTATTTCAAACCCTCCTACAACATTATCAGTAGAAGAGGCTAAAGCTAGATATGATAGTGTATACTTTGGATTAAGAGATAGTCTTACTGTTAATGGTATTGATTCTAGAATCTTAGATAGAAAAGCAGATCCAAAAGAAATTTACAACTATTCTCAAGAACAACAAGACATTATTTCTTCGGCTTTAGCTGTAAATCAGCAACTTATAGAAGCTAGACAAAAATCAATTAATAGTTTATATGACTATGAAGTATCAAAAGTAGAAACAGATAGTGCTAAAACTGTTGAAAAAGCTTTTGAAAACCTAACATCAGGCATAACACAAGGAACACTTCCTTATAGTTTACAAGGTTTAAAGGATTTTGAAAAAGCTTTATCTGGTTTTTCAACAACACTTGATGAAGTTACTCGTTTAGAAGAACAAAGAAAAAAGCAACTCAATAGTTCGGTATCCGCTATACTTCCCGATATTAATGATAGAGCAAAACAAAGAGATAAACAATATACTGATACTACTTATTTCTGGGCAAACAATACAAATAAACTACGACAACTAGAATTAAATATAGTTGAACTAGACTCACAAATAGGTAAACTTGCTCCTACTGACTTTGAAAAAGCAGACCAACTATTTCAAAAAAGAACCCAGTTAAACGAGCAAAAAACAAAAACACTAGAAGAACTAACCGAAGTTCCTACAGGCTATCTTACTGAAGAACAAAGAAAAGTACAAGAGCAACTCAAGGCTGTTATAGAAAAAAAAAGACAGGAAGGTTCTGAGACAAGGCTTGAAGAAATCCTTGGTCAAGAAGTTTCCTCTCAGTTACAAGGTGCTTCAGATAAAGTAACAACATTCTTAAGATTTAGAGAATATGTATTAGCTAACCGTCAGAGCTTTACAAAGAGTTCTTTCAAAGCTGAAGCAGAAAAACTAGGTTTAACAGAAACATTTGGAGACTTGGTAAAACAATACTCTCAAGACTTTCCAGAAAAACTTGGAGATAAGCTAGCAGATTCGTTGGCTTTATTACGAAGCGATGTTGAGCAGAATCTTGTTAAAACATTGATTAATACTTATCAAGGTATTTCTGAAACTGGCACAGAACTTAGTAAACAAGTTGCACTTCAAGTAGCTGGTAGATTAGCTTCTTCAAAAGCTACCACAACAAGCGGTCAAACAGGTATTGCAAACGGTGTTACTAGTGGGTTAGATAAAGTAAATACACAAGAACTATTATTTGGTGCTATAGCCGGAAGACCTATTGAAGATCCTTCAAAAGTATCCACACATTCTAGAACAGAGTTTACTAATGGAGGTAGGGATCCTTCTTCATTAGGCTGGGTACAATTACCTGTAGTTGATGAAGCAACTTTAAAAGAAAGTGCTCAGCTATTAAGCCAAGACTCTGCAAAAAAAGCATTAGTTGAAACAGTACTAGCAAATCCTTCTGCTTTAAATGCAGGTGGATTAGATAAGCATATTGAAGCTGTAAGAACCCTACAAAGAAAATACGAACAGGGTAGTAGTTCTTATTTAACAGCAGAACAATACATTCTTGATCTTACTATATTAAAAAGTTTGTTACCTCCACCCGGTCAACTTAGAGTTGGTAGAGAAAGAACAACACAAACAGTTTTACAGGAATGGAAAAAAGCCAGAGAAGATTACAATACTACTGTCAATATCCTACAAGGTATCGGGTTACAGGCAGAACCGGACAATGAGCAGGTTAAAAAACTAACAACTGTTCGGGATCTTATGATTGCTTTTGCTACAAAGAGTGAGTTTGAGGACTTACCTGTTGGTTCAACCTCAGCTGGAGCTGCTTTTGAAACTTATGCTGAGGCTTTAAATGCAGATTATTTTTTTGACTCAACACAAGCAAACGCTCTTTCTGCAATGCAAATGGATGTATTGACACCTATTGGAATTGCTATAGCGACAGCAGGACCAAACGCTACAGCTGAAGAAATAGTTAATAACGCCTTCCTTGTTGCCTCCAACTATGGCTGGACAATGGCTGGAAGAAGACCACTTAAAAAACTTCAATTTTCAGACGAAGAAATAGTTTCAACTCCTACAAGAGATTTAACAGGATCAACCCAACCGGGAGAAGTTTTTTCTTATTTAGATAGACAAGAAAATACAGTAGGCCCAGTAACAAGTGTTTATTCTTATTTAGGTGGTTTAAAAGCAAGGCAACCAAAACCAGGTTTATTTACTAAAGATGGTATGCCTATGGTTTCTAAAGAATTGTTTGAACTATCAGATGCTTTAAAAGTTGTATCAGACTTTTCATATTCGGATGGTTTAACAGACGAAGTTTTAAGAAACGATAAAACTAACTTCCCCGTTTTAGAAGCTTTATTTAATGGTCAGTTTGACAACCCCGTTATTTCAAGTTGGGTTTCAGCTATTAAGAGTGAAGATATTATAAAATCTAGACAAGCTTTTATAAACCGTGTAAAAAAAGAGGGGGGCTTAACAGGTGTTCATTTGGCAGAGTGGGGTTTAAATCTATATCAACAAGATATAATAAACCTACCACCAACAGAACAAGCAGCATTGCTTGTATGGCGACCTTTTATATCTTACACAGGCTCTTGGGAATTAGATGATCCTAACACAGTGGATGTTTCCAAAACACCTTTTAGAGATCTTGTAGACACTAATGGAACCGTCGTTGGCTATAGTGCATCCCCAACAGACGGAGCGTTTGTAAACTTACGACATCCTGTATTAAATAAACTAAACAGAACAATAGTATTACCACAAAGAGATAACACTATTTACGGCCCATATAGTAATAACCGTTTACATGCCGTTGATGGTTCTCGTTTATTTCAAGATGTTATAGAACACGGTTTAGAAAGAAATATTCTTATTTCAGAAAGACCTAATAGCATATACTTTCAAAGATTACAAGACAAAACTAACTTTGGAAGAACTGCGCCACCCAATCCTAATTTATTCTATGAGTATATAAAAAAAGGTATAGTTACTCCTGAAGAAGTATATACAGGTTTATACATTAACCGATAAAGGAGATTAAATGACTCAGTATTCAACCCTTGGACAATCAAATTCGTTTTATTCAAATTTTGGATATTTTCAACCCCTTGAAGAAACTGATTATCAAAATGTAATTAATAAATCCATTAATGATAATATCAATGTTTCTCTAGCTGGTGAGCTACAACCAAATATATTCTCAACTGGAGATTATTCATTAAAGCTTACCAAGGGTGGTCCTGTAAATCCAACAGCTGTAGATTTAGCAAACTCTGTTTTATTGGACAAAACCCAAGAATGGATGGGAGGTATATTCGGAAGACAGCCTGCTGTTATTGACGCAGCCTATTATGGGTTGTTTGGAGAAAAAGCATCTGGCTGGAAGTATGTGCCTTTTGTAGATAGCTGGAGTAAAGTAGAACAAGAAAGAAGAAGAGTAGACGAGCAGTTTGTTGCTAACAAGCAAAAAGAAATTGATACTCTTCTTTCAGAACGATATAAAGAACAAGCACCGCTTGTAGTAGAAGCCTTACAGCGAAACCTAGGTGTCAACTGGAAAGAAACTTTTGCTAAAGGTGCTAACAATAAAAACGCATATGCTGAACAGGTTTATCGCTTTCTATTAGACGAGACTAGAAAGACAACAAATAAGAATGCTTTGTATTCTTCTTTACTAAACTTAAAGAGTAATGATAAACCTATTTGGAACTGGACCTATGCAAATATCCTAAGCGATTATGATGTACTTGCTTCCACAGCTTTAACACTTGGTGTTGAATCTCTTTTAACAGGGTCTGCTGTTACTTTAAGCGCAGCTGCTAGCTCTGCTACAGCTTCAGCCGCTAGAGCTACAGGTATTAGACTAGGTGCAACACAAGGTTCTGAAGGCGTTATTAGACTGGCCCAGACAATAGGAAAAACCACAGGCTCACCTAATTGGTGGTCATTATTCAAGTCTGACTATACACTAAGCACCAGACTTCCAGCGGCAACAAGAAACGCACAAAGAGTTCTTACTCAAGCTTTACAATCAGGTAAAATAACCCAAGATCAAATTAAGGTATTGCAAAGACTAAGACCTGATCTCTTTACAACAGCTGCAACAGGAGAAACAATAATTGCAAACCCTTTCTCAATTGCCACAAACGCTAGAAAGTATCTACAGTTTAGAGGACTAGAAATAGCAGGTACAGGACAGAAAGTTGCAATTAACTCAGTTAACCGATCAAAATTAGTAGATGCGCTGAGTAAAGTAGCGTTAACAACAGACGATATTCTATTGGTGGGTAAATCATCAAGCCACCTCAATTACTTGTTTAAGGTTGGTAAGTCTGGGGCTGTTCAAGGGGCTTTAGATGGCGCTACTAATGCTGTGTTTATGGGTAAAGAAAGAGCAGACCAAATGTTGATGGCAGAAAACATTGACATTCCTTCCTATAACCTTAGTGAAGTTATTAGTAGTGCTGCCTTATTTGGAGCATTTGGTTTCACTCTAGGTATTGGATTTGGCGCTATTACAAGTCCAGTTCGTACCGGACTTTCAGCCTTAACTGCCATAGATGGTAGAGCTTCTCTAGGTACACCAAACGCAAAACGAGGTCTTCTCCAGTATGTCGGCCCAGACCGAATGACAGAAAGCGAGTTTAACTTACGAAATGCTCTTGCTTCTGTTGTAGGTAAACAGGCTGCATTAGCTGCTGAAGTAAACGCTAACTCAAGAGTCGCTATTGTTAGAGATATTGTAAAGCTATTAACAGGATCTGAAGAAATAGGTGTAAGATTAGTTGATCCTAAATTCTTGGAAGCAAACAACTTAACCATTGAAGAAGTTTCTGGTTTAATTACTTTTATTACCCAAGAACTTATTGGTAAGTCAAGCAAGTCTAGTCAGATTGGAAGTATTCCTGCCGGATTAATGGATGATATTATTGCAGCATATGCTCAATGGAAAAGAGCAAATCCAACTGCCGCAGTAAATGCGTTTGAAATTAAAGCTGTTGCTGGAGAAGACTTCCTAAAGAGACTTACAGAACACGGCGTTAATACCAACAATTCTGGTAAACCATCAGTACTTAAGACACAAACAATTGATGAAATTAACCAAGAAGTTTCGTTCCTAGAAACAGTAGAAGCTGTTGAAAAACTAGGAGCATCTGTGGTTGATGGTAAGATTAAAGTTCTTAAAAGAAGAAAACAAATACTAGAAGCTAAAGAACTCAGAAGAAAAGAACTTCCAGATCTAAAGAAACAACTAGAAGAACTAAACACAAAAGACAAGACTCCTGAAGTTGAAGCGGATATTAAGAAACTAGAAGAGAAGATTAAAAGATATGAAAGACAGGCAGGAGAACCACTAAAGGATAATAATCCAAACGCTGTTATTATTCGTTCTTCGTCTACAAGTGTTAGAACTTTACAAATTAATGGATTTGATATTTCTACTAGCCGTAGTGGTCTATTGTTATCTATGTGGTTAGACACTGTTAATAAGATTCACGCTTTAGCTGGACAAAACACAGCAGAAGCTAGAAAAGCAGTTAACCAACTAAGACAAGAAGCAAAAGAACTAGAAGAACAGATTGATTCTTTATACAGAAAACCAGAAGAAAAATCAAGAGAAGAGATCAGAAAGAACTGGTTTGATGAGCAGTTTGCTACTATAAAGAACGATCCTACAAAGCTTGCTCAGTTTAGACAAGCCCTAGGAGCAGCCCTATCTCAGTCTTCCGCTACCACGGGGTCTAGAGCCGTTAGTATGAACTGGCTGTCTCAACTTCGTTTTGAGTCAGGTTTAGGAGAACTTTATACCCGTCTAGCTAGCTATGGTACAGGTACAGCTGATCTTATGTATAGTGTTTCTGATGTACTATTCCACACTATGGAGATGCTTGATTCAAGCCAGTTGTTTAGCTATGCAAGCCTTGCTGATATGGGTAGCTCCCTTAGCGTCAAGGAAGCCGTAGATCGCGGCTATCGCCTTGCTATGGGCGTTAACAGTATTACCGAACAGCTCCGTCGAATGGATCCTAGAAAGGCAGCTCTCATTGAACAACGAGTTGTGAGGGATATCCGGGAAGGTGCTACACAGTTATCAGACACTGTAGGACTAAACGAAGCTGAGATAAACCTAGCAAACGACTTGATTACCAATACCAGAAAGTTCTTTACTTTCTTTGGAGATCAAGCTAAAAAACTAGGAAAAGACTTTGAAGATAGCTTTACTTATGTTCCTCAAATGCTAACAAGAAAACTTGACTCAACCCAGCAAGCTAAACTAGCACAGTTGGGATATGAAGCAGCTGTTAGAAAGATAATGAAAGAAGGTAGCATTCCTTGGTCTGAACTAGAAAGACTAGGCCAGATTGAAAGAGGAACAGACGGTTCTATTATTAATATCCCAGAAACAAGTTTATTCTATAAAACAGACGATGCTGGTAAAGCATTGCCGCTTTCTGAGATGGTAGCTCAAATGCCTAAAACAATGGATGAACTTCGTCTTTTAGAAGCTCAGAGAAGAAAGCTTAATAATGAACTGGCTGAGTTACCAGAAGATCTCCGTCAGATACTAGAAGCACCTAACACAGCACGGGTTAATAAAGAAAAGCTTAAGAGAGCACTAGACGAACAAAAGAACAGAGTTAAAAAACTGTTTGACAGAGCTGTGGGTGTAAACGGTGGTTTTAATATCTTTGATATTAATGCTCTTGCTAAGAGCTTATATACAATGAAGAAGTATGCCACTGAACTTGGCGAGTTAGATTATGTAGCTTATGCCGATGATCTATTAAAGAAACTAGATGATAATGGTTTGGCTATAAATGAAAAGCCCACTTCACCTAGAGATCATATAATTAATGGTCAAGATGATTTAATTAAAGCAGGATCTAAAGTAGAAGACTTAGAGTTAAAGGTAGTTGATACTTTTGCCCCTGAAATTACACTAACTCGTACCGCTCCAGATGGTACTAAAACTGTTGAAAAACTTAGTGAAGGTTTTGTAGTAAAGCAATGGGTTGATAAAACCAAAGCTCCCGGACTGGACTTTGAAAACCCAGCAATGAGTTTACAAACTGTATTATTAAACCGAGCTGGTTCTGTGGCAGAAAAACAAGCAGCAGCTAATGCTGGATTCCAGTATACTATTTCCAATATTGTTTCTCGTTTAGAAGATATGACTGGAACATCTGCTGGTGATAGTGTTAGAATTGGTTTTAATATTGAAGATTTAAGAACAGGTTTTATTACAGAAGAACATATCTTTAATTGGATGCGTTCTGAAAAATTTAAATCTGAACTAAACCAAATAAGACAACTTACAAAAAACACGGGACTAAACGATGTTGAACTTGGTTTACTATTAATTAATAAGTATGTAGGAGAAGCTAAAGAATATCAGTTAAAGAGTATTAAACAATTAGCTGAACAACGAGCAACAACCTTATTAGAAAACAGTCCTTATGCGAAATCACTACAACTAGAAAAAACACGCATAAACCAAGAATTGTTACAAATAGAAGAAGCTATAAAGCTAACTTCTAGTGCTGATGAACAAAAACTTACCAACCTTACTAAACAAAAAATAAAGTTATTAGTAGAAAAAGAAAACTTATCTAAAGAACTAAAAGAAATGGAACAGGCTATTTCTTTAAAAGTATCTTCACAAATTGAAAGAACTTTAGCTAATGTTTCTGAAGATATTAATACTTTATTCTTAAAATCTAGAAGAGCTGGTAAACCTTTAGATAATTTAGATACTCTAACAGTATTTGATAAGAGACTTAATAAAGTTCTAGCGGATGCTTTAAATATAGAAAATCCTAATTTTGTTTCGTGGAAACCAGTAGATAGTGAAGCTTTAAGCAGCCAAGTTAAAACCAGAGTTGTTACAGATTTAGAACAAACAACTAAACTATACCAACAGAAAACAAACTTAGTTCTTGAAAGAATAAAACTACAAAAAGAAATAAGCAACACCACACCGCCTAGTTTGATAGACGCAATTGAAAAGGCATACAAAGCAGCTGGTGTTGATGATATTGAAAAAGCTGTTAAAACTTTTGCTAAAAATAATGATAGAATTTCTAAGCTTGTAAAGACAATTAAGCAAAAGAAAAAACAATTATCAGCTCTTGCAGACGATACCTCTGAAGAAGCTGGTGTATTGACTAATGACATCGCTAAACTAGAAGAAACTCTAGAAAAATCTTTAAACAAAGTTAGAAAAACTGTTATGTCAGAAAGAGCTAAAGTAGCCACAGAAGTAAAAAAGAAGGCTATTAAACAGCTTGAAAAAGACAAAGCAAAAGCACAGGAAAGACTTACTAAAGTTGAAGAAGCTATAGGTGACTTAAGTAATCAGATTAAAGCACTAGACAAGAAATCTGAAGTAAGTGTGTACGGTACATTGTTTAATAAACTTAGTGGTGAAGAACAAGAAGCTTTATTAGAGTATATTAAACTAACTAAGGGTACAGCAGTTGGTCTAGAGTCTTTAGTATTTACAGAACAACTAGGTAAAGAACTAGAAAACTTATTTGAATTTGGTGGCCCAGAAGCTTTAGCTAAATGGGGAATATCTCCAGAAAACTTTGTAGATAATAAACTTAATGCCGCTGGTCGTTTAGAATACTTACAATACTTAGCAAAAGAAATGCCCGGTGAAAAGGGCGCTGAACTTAAAGCTAGTCGTGCTAAGTTTATTGAAGAATCTACAAGCATGGAAAAACCTAAGATAAACTTAGAAACAGATCCTAAGGCTGTAATTGAAAGAGCTAAGTTAAGAAATAAAGCAATTCAAGAAGCAAGAGAATTAGAAAACAAAATTGTACAAAGTATTGAAGATCTTGATGCAGACTATGAATTAGCTGCTGCATTAGATAAAGTAAAAGAAGCTTTAGAACTAGCTTCTACAAACACATCCTTAACAGAAGCCGTTAAAGTAAGTATCAGCACTGAACTTGATAATGCCAAAGCTGTTATACAAATACTTAGTGATTTAGATCCACGGTTTGAAACAGCTTTAGGATATGTAAAAAAACAGCTAGACTCAATTGATTTTACAAATGCAAGTAAAACAGGTGATCTGCTTGTAAAAGTAAATAAAGCAATACAAGCTTTAAGTGTAGAAGATTACCCAATTAAAGAAGCTTTAAGAACTTTCCAAAGCTCAGAACTTAAAAGACTACAAGAAGAGTATGGTGTTAATATAGCTAACTATATTGAAACAGCGGATAAGATTAGTGATTTGCAAGACTCCTTGTATAATGAGTTAGCTAACATTGAACTTGGACCTGAAGCTTTAATTAACCCAGCAGATCCTAATAGCATGACTTATAGACAACTGTTTGATATGCTATATAACCTTAAGCATAACCAATCAAATGCTAGAAAAGCTATTAGAGATCATCTAGGTTCACTGCCGTTTGATACAGCAGACAAAGCAGATAAACTAAAAGCACTGTTTACTAAACTAGACGAACTGGAAGCAGTTGAACAAGGTTTAATTAAAGCTAACCTAGAAGGCCATTCTTTAAAGTTTGGTGAAGCAGTTTCTAACTGGGTAGATGAAACAAGAACAGCATTTGATGTATTTAAAACAGGCGTTAATAAAACCGAAAGTACTCGTTTCTTTAACCTAATGAAAGAAGGTTTAAATACAGGGTACTTAATTAGCAGAGTAAGAGGAGAAGACGGTAAGTATTTATACCGTGTTCTAGATCTTTACCACCTTACCGATCAACGGTATGGAAGCATTGTTCCGACCGAAGTACATGCTGACTTTGACAAGATTGTCAGTATTATTCAAGTGCGGAAACAAACAAGATCTAACTTAACTTTTGATAAAGTCCTACAACGAAAGAAGAAACTACTTAGCGAAAACGAAGCTATTTACGGACCAACTTTTGAATATCTTGAATCATTTAAAACCATTGTTGATGGTGCTTCTGTATTTGATATTAACTATGGTGCTTTCTTTAATGGGCCAGAGTTAATACGAAAAGAAGTAGAAAGCCTAAGAAAAACAATACAAGATTCTTTAGAGGTTGTAAACACTGGTCGCAAAGAAGTTATTGCAGCTATTAATGATATTCAAAAAGCAGGACGAAGCGAAGCGAAGGTTGCTAACCTTTCTCCTGAACTACGAAGTTTAATGGCAGAAGCTCTAAAACGACAAAGAGAATATCAAGAAACTATTAGTAAACTTCTTAAAGAAGGCTTTGTTGGAACAAACCCACAACAAGCAAAAGCTTTACAATCTGTCTTTGATAGAATTCAAAAGCTTAGCAAGTTAAGTATAGAGCTTTACGAAGGTAAGATTCCTACTTCTTATGAAGTTCAAAAAGCTGTAGCAAAAGCACCAGAACTAAAAGCCTTTAAGAACCGAGCCACAGCTAATAGACGGCGACTCTTAAAGAAAGAACTAGAAGAGAATGCAGATATTCTTGACTCTGAAATTAATACAGCAAATGAAGTTAAAGAACTAAACCGTCTTGGTAAACTTAGTAAGAGTATCAAACGAGAAATGCGTAGGGTTGAAAACGGAGAATCTTCTGAGTTGTTTATTAAAACACCAGAAGGATATGTGATTCCAGACCCCAATCTTACAATGGATAGATTGGTAACCCTTCTTAACCTTAGCGACACCAGACCTGAATACGCTGTGATTAGAGAAACAGCTAATGATTTCTTGCGACATGTTATTTATAAGAGACTGGTTAAGCAAAACAAATTGGCTGGCAGAGAGGTTAATTTCCGGTATGCAGACGCAATTGGAAGAGATGTAGACCAAATCGAAGATATAGTTGGTACTGTCTTTGCATCTTTCTTAGATTTTGAAAGAAAGATTGCAGTAAATGAACCTATCTTAATAAGCGCTGGTTTATCGGTTAAAACCAAAGATTTATTAGAAAACGCTCAAAGATTGTTTGATACTTACAAAGCATCAAAAGATAGAGCAGAACAGCAAGAGTTATTACGACAGATCTATAAGATAGAGGGAGATCTGGATACAGTCTTACTACAAAGAAAACTTAAACGGGATGATACTGGAAAAGTTATTCGCAAGAAGGACGGAACCCCAGTTATTGAAACCAGCTTTGTTAAGTATGAGCCAGTTGATAAGAAAATCAAAACCAACTATCTCGTATCTGCTGCCATTAAAAAATATGTAGCGCAGTCCTTTAAGAAAAATACAAATGTTGAAAGATATGAAAAAGCTCTTTCTGAAGGTCTTGTTGAAAACAATGTTGGGTTGCGTTCATCCAACGGAGACTATATTGACCCAACCAGAGCAGAAGAACAGTTTGAAATAAACCAACTTCTATCTATGTTTGCATTTGATAGAGACTCGTTTAATCAGTACTTACTGAGAACAGGTAAACTAAACACGCTAGGGGTAATGCCAAATAACCTTACAAATATTGGAGTTATCCAAAGAGGTTATTCATTCTTTATAGAAGAACTTCTTCGTGTTACTAGTTTAGATGTACCTGAAGTTACTATAGGTAACAAGAAATATCAAATACTAACAAAACCAGAGGAACGAACTTTGCTTGGACGAAGAGAAGTATCTCGTCTAAATACGAATGAGTTCCTGCGATATATGGTAGACAGAATGGCGCTAGAGTACCGAACCTTAGCTAAGGATTCTACAGTACCCTCTATAATTGGTAACCTGTCTTTAGAATACTCTGATAAACAACTTAAAGAAATATTCTCAAGAGAACTTATTAAAGAGTATCTGCGAGTTGTTAGAAAGGATATAAGAAAAGTTGTTGGTGATACCTTTATTGACCTAGACGAAGTTCCTGCTGGTCGTTTGTTAAATCGGTTAGAAGAAGAAAGAAGAAGTATTCTAAAGAACTTTAGTGATGAAGTTCGTAAGAACAGCTCAAGCAAAGATTGGGTAGATGTTACAAAGCCTCGTTTAGAAGCAGCTAAGAACAAGAAACTAGCTGCTCTAGATGCTCAGATTGCTAGTGCTGAAAAAAAGATTGGAAGACTTCCAGCTTTAATTCGGACACTAGAAGAAGAACTATTTGAAGAATCCTTAAAACCAACAATTAAGAATTATAAAACAATTCCAATTGACAGAGACATTACTGGAGTTGTAACAAAAACAAATAGAGGTGGTGCTAAGTCAACAAGGTCATTAACAGATCTTATAGGTAAGTACTTAAACGGAACTTACTCTGAAAGTATTTTTGTACGCGATATACAGTTTGCTGCAAGACAATCTGATTTATTAAAAGCATTCAATAATTATGTAAAGAGAAATTATGATGTTGATACATTTGAAGAATATGTAATTAAAAAAGCTAAAGATAATACAGATGAATATGCAGATGGTTTAACTAAAGGTATTGAACTACGGCAAGAAGCACCATACGCTATTGAAAAGATTGATGAAGCCGAACAAGTAATGCTCGGTATTATTTCAGAAAACTTCAAAGGCCAAACCGAAAAAGTATACTTAGGATTAGCTGAAACAGATAAAGATACTGCTCTACTGTTCCTAACTACTGAACTAGCAGAACTTCAGAAGAACCTGACAAAGATGGGTGCATCTCAAGAAAAGCTGGAAAAGGTTACTAAGGTCCAGATTAAAGCACTTAGCGAACTGCTGACGCAATACTCTGATAGTCCTCTAGCTGCTAAGGCAGAATACAATGCTTTCCCCTTATTAAATGAACTGCGAAAAGTTTCTAATGAGGCAGTAACCAATGTATCTGAAGGAAGCCCAGCTTACCTAATAGCATCTAAGCTATCTATTGAAGATGTAAACGCATACAAACGAGTAGCTGGTTCTCTTCTATTAAATGAAAATGTTAAAGATGCTTCTAAGATATTACCTGAACAAAGCATAATTAATATTCTAAATGATCTAGAATCATTTGGTTTTATTCAGAAACTTTCTACTTCTCCATTTAAAACTATTGAAGATTTAGTAGCACAAAACGGAAGCGTAGCTTCAATGTTTGAACTAACTACTCAGTCTTTAAATAACAGTCTTAATAAAGTTCTAGACTTTAGCCCAGAAAGTTTAATTCTTGGAAATGCTGTTAGATCTTCTACTGCCCAGCACAGAATTATGGGAACACTACGCAGTGCTACACTAAAGAAAAAACTAGCTAGCGTAGCTCCTGATTCAGATGAAGCAAGAAGAATAACAGATGAGATAAACAATTTCCTAAGCTCTGTTGAAAAAACAGAAGCAGAAGAAATATTCCAAGCAATGGATAGATTGTTCCTTTTACAGCGAATGCAAAAAAACATTGGCAAGCTAAAGCCAGAAGATGTTGTGTCAGTTGAAGCAAGCGCTGGCGTTTCTAAAGAAGATATCATTTCATTCTTGAAACGAAAAGAAGCAGAAAATGTTTTAGAAATTGATGCTTTAAGTGCTAAGATTAGTACTTATAAAGCAAATAATTCAACTAAGATTATTCCAAAAGTTATGGAAAAAGAAGTTGGTAAGCTTCCAGATGTGAGTGTAGAACCTTGGAAGAATGGTAAGCTTGTTTCTGTAGCAGATCAAATTATGGATGCTCTAAAAGGTAATACTAAACATTATACTGGAAAGCATGCAGGAGCTACCAAGACAGGGCTACAAGAAGATATGGAAGCATGGGCTGCTGGTATGAACGGTGAGCCTTATACCCCCACAACCAGTGGAACTGTGCCTATACTAGAGTCGGCTAGAGCCAAGTCTTATGACGGTAGTGGTAAACCATACTTTAATAACGACGATCTGGTTGATCCTCAAAACGCTGAACTGGCAAGTTATCTGTCTAATGACTTAGGCGCTATAACTCAGAAGTACGCCAAAACAGCGGGAGCTAGTCTATCAGCTGATGTAGCATTGAGGGATAAGATTAAGCAGAAGTATGGTATTGATCTACCAAAGAACTTTGGTTGGTCTGATTGGATGGATGTTCTTCGGGATTATGTGGAAGGATTAAAACGAAATCCTTTAGTAGACTTTGAAGGAAGAGCAATTAAGATGAGCGATAAAGAAATTAATCATCTTAAAGAAATTATTGATGGCATGTCCAGAATTCGCAGAGAGTTTACTGGTGAGGTTGATTCAACAGAGCTTCCGCCTCACGGTATTAGACAAGCAGCTAAGATGGGCAAGAATGCTTTACTGTCTACCGTTGGTCCTTTCATGGGTACTGCGGTACTGCTGACCGAACTACCTTTCAGTTTGTTCCGAAAGAACGGTTCTCTAAAGTCCTTCTTAAAGGGATTAGAAGTGTTATCTACTGGAAGCAGCCGAAGGAGATTGGAGCATACTGCATTTGCTTTTGAAAAATTAAACCGAGGTTTCCACTCTAAGTTTGGTGGAGAAGAATTAATTAATAATGAGATTACTTGGTTTAATAGACTGAAAGAAAACTTTAGAAACATGTTCTCCCCAGACGAAAGAATGTTACGAGAGTCTGGGGCTGGTAGACTATGGGATCATTTGGATAACTTCTTACAACACAAAGCAGCACTAAGCATGGAGCTGGGTGGCCTACCTCACTTTGTGGAAAGAGTTTTAGCTGTAGCTTTAGAAAAAGAAAAGACTAATATATTTGGTCTACGGTCTAAGATTAGAAATGCCTTATCCCTTATGAACACTCCTGAATTCAGGGCAGTAGCAGAACAGGCTGCTAGAGGTGATAAGAAAGCTCAGGCTGAAATTGTAAAACGATTTACTGGTATAGCCAGAGAGTCTGGAGTACCTATTGAAACTCTGTCTTACATTCGTATGGCTAAGATTGATACTCCTGAAGAAATGGATAGAATTATCAGAATCATGGAAGTAGGTTCAGATGGTAATGGATCATTTGATGGTAATGTTGCAATTTCTAAACTGTACAAACAGTCTAACTCTAGAGTTGCAAAGAACATTGAAATGCCAATGTTTGAAGAATCAGCAGCTAAGCTGGCTTACTTCTTAGAACTATCCGCCAGAGAAGCATCTCCCGAACCATTTGGTTTGGGTAAGATTACTTATAAGTTTGAAAAGAATTCTTTGGGTGCTCAGCTACTATTCCTAGGTAGCTACCCCTTAGCTGCATTTAATACTTATAGTATTCGTAATGGCACAAGCAAGACCGCAGCAGCAATGATTGCACTATCGCTGGGTGTCTTTGGATTTGAAATCTTTGCTAAGAGAATGAGAGATACTATGCGGGGTAAGAGAAACATGGAATCCAACTACGATGAGTATAGGGTTTCTCCGCTGGCTTACTTCCTGAGGGATGCCTCATATGCTCAGCTTGGTGGTCACCTAGATGCTGCCCTTGGCCCTATGTTTGTCATGGCAGGCAAGTCTATGGCTCCACCCGGTACAAGTAAGGATTTCAAGTATCAGGCTCCAGAGTTCGGGGTAATGCCTCAGGCAGCTTATGTCAATGACCTAGCCCGTCAGACATACCAAGCTGTTAATGGGGTAGTAACTAAGGGCGATGGAAAGGAAGCGATAGACCTAGCTGGCCGGGTTGCTATAGATATGTCGGTAGGTAAAGGTGTAGTGGATACTGCTGGTATGATGCTTAACCTTATGGAAGCTACTAAGGCAGCAGCCATAAATCAACAACTACATCAGTATGGTCCAGTGCATACACCTACGGAAGAGGCATTCCATGATTATTTAATGCAGGGATTAATCTCTCATTATGTTTATGGAAGTACTAATATTCCAGAATTTAAGATGCCACCCGAACCTATGGTTAAACAGCCCAAACCTACAATTAAACCAGTCAAGGTAGGTTCTCAATTTAAGAAATTAAATATAGTAGACCAACTAAAGGGATCTACTGGAGTTTCTTCCGCTTTGGCAGAATCTTTAGAATAACCAATAGTTGGAGCTATGGAAGAACAACCCAAGGGGTATACTAGGTATATCCCTTGGGTTGTACCATAGTTGTCCTATAGATTTAATATATTATAATATTATATACTATAGGGGAATAGCTTAGGAGTAGTATAGGAGTCCCCTAAGGGGGAATCCCTACTCAACCAAGCTATCCCCTAGGAATCTACCCCGGTAATTGCGGGGTTGGTCCCTAGTGGATATCCTTGGTATCTGTCATTATGGCGGTAGAAATCGACTTAGGGGTCGTGGATTTACAACGGGGTATTTGACATAGTGTGGCCGCGCACACCCCCCGCCACCCCCCGTCGATGTCCCCTAGGGGCATATGCCGGGTCAATCCGAAGCAATCCGAACAATTTGCCTAGGATTCCCATGCTCCGAGTTCATGGGGTATATCTATTGGAATCAGAGGAGTTTCCCATCAGCGTGATGGTATCCCCTGCTTCTTTCCTAGTGTTCTCGAAAGGAACAAGCGATGTCCAACAAGGATATGGCTGCGGCACTCGCCGCTATCGTCGCCCTGCTCTCGCAGCAGGGCATCACCGTCCCCACCACCAAGCCCGTGAAGGCGCGCAAGGCCAAGGCGAAGGCCGAGCCGAAGGCCAAGCGCAAGAAGGGCGCAACCCCCGCTCAACGCGCTCATTACAACTCCATGAAGACCAGCCACCCTTGCCCGTTCCGTCCCGGAATGGTCGAGCGTGAAGCCTACCGCGCAGCGAAGGCTGCGGGGCTGATTGGCTGATCGGGCGACAACTTTGGAGTACCCACCCTACGGGGTGGGACTCTCCTAGGCTGTTGCCAAGGCTGTGCCACAGCAGAACTGTGGCTGTTTCTTTCTGAAAGGTTTCAAACATGGGAATCATTCTTGGTACTTTGGCTTTGTTGGGTCTTGCAAGTTTCTTGGCATTTGCAGTCATGTGGGACACCATGACCCCGAGCGACCGCCGCAAGGCGGGATTCAAGGACTAACATTTCACTCAAGGTAAACCTAACGGTTTGCCTTGGGTTTCTAGGTAGCACTTTGCTACCAGCAGCGTCACGGCTGAACCGTGATATTCCTTACAGAAAGGAGACATCCATGAAGGATGTCATCATCGTGACCCGCCATGCGGGTCTAGTCATTGTCCTCGCAGAGGACTACGGAATTGCGGGGCCAGTCTTGGCCCACGTTACTGCCGCAGATGTACGCGGCAAGGCCGTCGTTGGAGTGCTTCCGCTGCATTTGGCTGCGGAAGCGAAGTCGGTGACCGAGGTTACCCTGAATCTCCCCCCCGAACTGCGGGGGCAAGAACTCACCATTGAGCAGGTGCGGCAGCATATGAAGGGACTCCGCACCTATGTGGTGCGAAGCCTTGAAGCCTTCAACCTCAACAACGAAGAGGAGTGGAGGTCGGGGTATGGTGGAAGCATGGGGTGGGGCTCGATCCCCGACCCCATCGGGAGGAAGTCGAAGTGAAGAAGCATCAGCCTTGGGGCAAGGACATCGTTATCATCAAGGTTTACGACCTTGATGCCGTGCTCCTCTTCGACCGTGCTGTAATCGAAGAGGTAGCAAGGGAAGAGGCGGAGAAGATCGCCTCGACCCTGTTCCCCGGATACAAGGTGCAATGGTGTACCCCGTCCGGAAAGACCCTTGGTCAGGTGACTGCCGCACCTGCACCGCAACACAAGTTGCCTGTTTGCCCTTTCTGTGGGCAACTCCTTGTCACCATGCGTGACGAGGTTGGAGCAAAGTGCGCCATGTGTTTCAGTTGGATCCACGGATGATAGCGATTCGTGGACGCAGCACCTCTCGCGCGTAAACATACGCGCGTTGGTATATGGGCTTGATTTGTCCTAGTGGACAACGGCCCACGGCCTCTGCATACGCGCATATGTGTATGCTTATGGCGGCTTGATTTGTCCTAGTGGAGATGCTCACCCCTGCATAGGCGAAGGCTTATGTGGGGGTTTCACCATGCATCAGCGTAGGTGTATGGTTGTTTGGTTTCTTTCTTTATGAAAGGAAGGGGCAAATGAACATCAGCCCCGATATCGTCCAGCAGATCCTCCTCTCCCTCTTGCAGAGTCAGGCTGCTTCTGCCACCACCACCGTGGCTCCCGCTCCTGTGGCTACGGCCTCCCCTTCGTGGGTTGACGCAGTCACCGCTGCCTTTCCTGCCATCGTTGGCAGCAACGGCAAGCGCGGGTCGATGAACATCGCGAAGAATCCTTGCTTCACGGCATCGACAAAGGAAGTTCACGAAGGTGTGAACAACGAGATCGCCAACGGCAAGCCGGGGATTTGGTGCGCCGAGGCTTGCTACCGTGCTGCCAAGAAGGGCATTGCGGTCAGCGAGTACCTCAAGGCCAAGACTCCGGCTCCTGCCAAGGCTGCAACCCCTTCTCCTACCGTTACGGTGGCGACCATTCCGCCTGAACTGGCGGCAATGGCCGAGCAGATGGGCTTCACCTTGGTTCCCAAGGCTGATGCTTCCGTGGCTCCCCCTGTCAAGCGCATGAAGGGGCAGGCCCGTTTGACCTGCCTTCAGACTGCGTTGGCTGCGGCCAAGGCGGGCGAGCGCGGCGCTGCCAAGGTGGAGTTGGTGCAGGTCGGACTCCTCAAGGAGTCTGACAAGATGCGTCTTGGCAAGATGATCCCGCTGATCGAAGCGGAGATTGCCAAGATGACCACGGTCAGCAAGGCTCCTCACGCGGGAGTCCCCAACCTGACGGTGGCCTGAACATCCCGAGTTTCGGAGTATCCCTTCTACGGAAGGGAACTCTCCCAAACTTGGGGTACTAGTAACATACGGGTTACTAGTATAAGTTAGCATCTTCACTAGAAAGGAGAATCACATGAATCAGAAACTGCTTGAGCAGCAGTTTGTGGGTTGTGTGAACAACGCAGAAGTTGTGATTGCTGGTTTCGCAGAAGCCCTTGGTAACTTGCGGTTTAGCCGCAAGCCTGCATGGTTCAAGTTCGTGCAGCAGAATACCAACTGGGTGGCGAACGCTACGGTGTATGCCGTCGTTCGCAATGTTTCGGAACGAGCAACCACCGAAGTTCACGCTGTCATTGCAGACCTTGCGTTTGCAATCCAGCGGGACTGGCAGGTGGATCGTAACGATGCGTTGACTTGGGCATGGAACATCGTTCACTTGGCTGAACAAGCCGGGTGGGTGACCTTGTACAAGACTTCGGAAATGACCCTCGTCAAGATGACCTCACGCTTTGCGTTTCAGCTGTATGAGAACAATGCGTGGGGCATGGCGGGTTGTTTCCGTCCACCGATGGTGGAACGACCACGGCCACACCGTGACAGTCGCCCCGGAGGATACCACAACCCACAGATGCGGCGTGGTATTAGCCACGGATCATGGAAGGAACTTGCGAGTGCGCCTCGCATGATTCTCACCATGAATCGCATGATGTTCACGAAGTGGCATATCTCGCAAGAGATGTTGTCCATTGCGAAGGAAGTCTTTGCACTTCCTGAAGTGATCGTGGATCATCGTCGTGATCGGTATGGACACGACACCACGCTGGCAATGGCCGAGCAGTTCAGCGGTGTGGAGTTCTACAATCCCACCTACGCTGATGTTAGCGGTCGCATTTATTATGAGTGTGACTTGCTGTCACCGCAGGGCAATGACCTTGCGCGTGGTTTGCTGCATGGAACAGACCATGCCCTTACTGATAAGGGTTGGTTCTGGCTTGCGGTGCATGTGGCAAACTCTTTCAGCGGCATCGGTGGCGTTGGTAAACTTGACAAGACTCCTTACAAGGATCGTGTCAAGTGGACACACAAGAACTCCGATACGCTCTGCCTCGTTGCCGAAGACCCCATGCGTTACATGCATGTGTGGTTCAACGGCATCGGGAAGGGAGCGGGATCATTCCAAGCACTTGCTGCGCTGCTTGCTTGGCGACGAGCCAAGGACACCGGACGATGCTGTTTGCATGTGAGGTTGGATCAGACAACCTCCAACTACGGCATCAAGGGTGGGCTGCTGCGAGATCAGCAACTGTGCGAGTTGACCAACATGGTTCCCTCGTCCGAGGTGCAGGATATGCACAGCGTGACGGCTACAAACCTTATGGGTTTGTTGGCTGATTCCGATTATTCGGATTTCACAACCATGATTGCTGGGACACCGGACAAGCCTAACCGCAAGTTCGTCAAGTCACCCAGCATGGTCAGCGGCTACGGTGGTACGACCCGTGGCATTGCACAGTCGTTGTTTGGAAAGCGTGAGTGGGCTTTCCACGACAACAAGTGGAAGAAGGTTGCCGAAGAAGGCAGCATCCCCGACCTTGTGTCTGGTGACGATCCTCGCCATCAGTTCAAGGTGGCAATGGATATTGCTTCCATGTGTAAGGAAGCAGTAGAAATCACCGCTCCCGGTGCGTTCAAGGTCATGCGTTATCTCAAGGAGGTTGTCAAGGTTGCCCGTGAGAAGAAGATGGAGAACATTATGTGGTATTCTCCATCAGGCAAACTCATTGTGCTTCATCCTCGTAAGCGGGGTGAGCAGATGATCGTGGCATCATCCGAGTTTGGTGGTGCTTCACTCAAGTGGCATCCTTGGACTGATGAAACCAACTGGCGTAAGATGGCTACGGCCATCTCTCCACGATGGATTCAACCCATCGACGCTTCCCTTCTTCACATTGCAGGCAGTATGTTCCGGCATGAGTTTGCCGGGGTGCATGACTGCATCCAATGTCACCCCAATCAGATGGGGAAGTTTCTTGTGTACATGAGGAAGGCAATGTACATGATTATGGAATCCAATCCTCTTGTCAAGTTCTGTGAGCAGTTCGGCATTACTGTTGAGCAGGGCGATTGGGATACCAAGGATTGCCTCAAGGCTAATCCTTGGCACTAATATGCTAGGAAAGGTTTGATAATGACGCAGACGATGAAGCAGATCAAGCAGTTGATTTACTTTCATGCTCCCGATAAGGAGACTTTGGATAGGATGTTGGCGTTTCTTGATGCCAACGATAACTTGATTGCGGCACAGGATCGGCTTATTGATGCTTATAAGGATAACATCAAGAAGCAAAAGGAAATCATCGAAGCACAGAAAAATCTGTGTGAGATGCAGACGACGCAGATTCGGGTTCTCTCTGAAAGGAACGCATGAACAGCATATTTGTCATTGTAGACAAGCAGGGTAATAAGACCGTGGTTGATAAGGATCATACGGTCTTTATCGTTAGAGAGTCCGCCTTTATTGATGCGGAATCTAATGATGAACCCATTAGTGACATTCCTTGGTGTGTAGAATATAACCTTGACACTCTTTTGTTTTTGGGTTATAAAGCGTCTGAGTATCACATCTTTGAAGGAGATTTGAATGTTTGTAAGTAATAATAAAACAGGCGTTACCATTACTTTTGCCAATGGGTGGGAAATCTCTGCCCAATGGGGGCAAGGTACTTATAGTGATGGGTATTATGAAGGTGGTAGCCGTTGCCCCAACGCGGAAATTGCCATCTTTGATAACGACGATAACTTTGTTCGTTATGCACATCATAAGGATGATGTGATTGGTTATGTAGACCCTAATGACTTTGTTCTGATGTGCGTTTGGGCAATGTCCCAAGAGAGACACTAATGAATAAAGATGGTTTTGTTACCGTTGTGGTTCTTAATGACGGTGAGACTTATACCGACATTACTGGGTGTTCTATTATGGTTGTCCCTGCTGAACAGTATTATAAAGCTGTTTCTGAAGGCGGGGATGCTAGGGATTTTGAACCTGTTGTAAAGGTAAATCTGTGATTGCCGCAGTAATTCTCTTGGCTTATGCCATCGTCGTTTGTGTTACCATTCACTCTCTTTGGAAGGACTATTAATGGAAAAGATTATGGAACATTTCAATGCCCTTATGATGGCTGTTGAAGAACGGCATGAAGAGGAAGGGGATATGACGCATATCCTTACTATGATGTACGCTCTTGGTGATCGTATTATGGAAGCCGATGATGCTAACGCTGACTAAACCTTTTATTTTTGACGGTTCCCTTTATCTTTATGATGAAGTGTTCTTTGATGAGGAACTAAATCAAGAGGTAGCATTCTATGAGAATCTGCCTTATAATATTCGTACTCAATGTAGTGCGGGTAGTTGCGCTCTTTTTATCTGGAACAACGCAGAACCTAATAACGACCATCAGTACGGTATTAAAATCTTTGACTATGGTATTGAAGAAAAGTGCAAGCAAGAGGCTTATAACTCTTTCCTTCGTCAAAAGGCTGCGGCTAGGGAAAGTCTTGCTCCTCCTGCTCACTTTATGATAAAGGTTTACCGTAATGGTAGGATGTGCTGGGGTTATACTACCAGCGTAGCCGAAGATACTACTTATGTGTTCTTCCCCGAAGAAGAAGCCGATAATATGTATCAAGATTACGAAGCATCCTTTAATCTCGATAAGGAATATGCCATTACCAGTCTTTCTAATGTCCTCAAGTGTTACAATCTTACGGATATTCAAGACGATGCTAATGATCTAATGGATAAACTCAAAGAATCTGACCCCATGTCTTTTGAAGCATGGCTTTGTTACAATGAGTATAACATTGTAGATGTATACCCACTTAAATGTAAGTTGGAAATGGTTGAATTGGTTATTAACGGTGATGTAGTGTATCTTGGCGGCGACTTGCATGGCGGTAACATTGGTTACTATAAGGGTAACCTTGTTTGTGTAGACTTTTCACACCACTCACAAGAAGGAGATTAATAATGAAGTATAATAAGAACGAACTCACGCCTTTCCACCAGCGTATTGCAAGAGCCTATATCAAGGATCTTATTGCAGATCCTAATACCTGTGATATCCTTCGCAAGAAGTTGAAGGCTAAGGTTACTAAGAAGAAGGCTAAGAAGGTGCGTGTTTAAGGAGAACCTGTGAATAACTGGATCATTAAGGTATTCTTTTCAGCGGATTTTGAAATCGTGTGGCATAGCGTCTATTGTAAGGACGAGTATATCGACTCGTTCTGCAATTATAACGACGCTGTTTCTTTCGTGTTGTATAACTCCCGCACTAACCCTGATGGCCGAATGGTCGGGGCTACTGATAGAGTCCCACATGGTTGAGATTGTTCCCCTCCCTAAGGGACAGAGTAAGTTAATTATTAATAAACTAGTATCCCTTATAGTAGAAACCAAGGATCTAGATGCATGGATGCTTGGTTATTCTGCATCGTTCTGCTTCCCATATCTAACTAAAGATGAACAACAACTCCTCGACAACGCTTAGTGATTACATTTCATTCCTTCGTGAACTGCGTGTTCTTATTCATTGTGAAATGGATCAAGATCCCGCTATTTCTCCCCGGCAATATGCCGACATTTGGACAGCCGTAGATCTTGCATATGATCTTCTTCTTCAAGATAAGTTTTATGTGACTGCTGAAGAAGAACAGATTATTGAAGATTGCTTCTGTCGCTTTTATGGAGTAGGTAATGGATAAGTATACCAAAGAAGATCTTAATATGATCTATAGACTCATGTGTTTGAATAAGTTCTGCGAGGCAATGGATATGCTTTGTGCTTTGATGCATAAACATAACATCAAGTAATACCTTTGCCCCTATAGCTCAGTTGGTAGAGCAGTAGACTTTTAATCTATCGGTCGTAGGTTCGATCCCTACTGGGGGCATTCACAGAAGGGTGGCTGAAATAGATAGAGCGCATGCCTTATAAGCGTGAATATGTGGGTGCAACTCCCGCCCCTTCTATTAAGTGCCATATTCCCGTAGCTCAACTGGATAGAGCGTGGCACTTCTAATGCTAAGGTTAGTGGTTCAAGTCCACTCGGGAATGTTCTAAAGGAGATCCATGAATAATATTAACACTACAGCAAGAGATGACTTTGAGTTCTATATAAATGATAGATGTCTCATAGCCCATATTCATTATGGTATTGATGGCCGTGATTATGGTGACGATGCACCCTGTGATTACGACTACGAGATATTGTGGGTAAGTGAATGGTTTGAAGATGGTTCGGCTGTTATTTATGACGGCAATAACCCAAGTGAACAGATGTGTGGTCTGTTGTTAACGCTTGGTGGAATGTTTGTTATGCAGTATGGTCATGTATTTAATCAATTGAAAGGTAATGAACCGGATGGAACCCCAGACAACTACGATGAGTTTTAAAGATATGGTTGATATTGTTACTACTAAGGTGTATGTTATAAGCCTTGCGTCAGGTGCTAGTGTAGGATACCCTATTCCAAACTTCTCTGGCATCGCTCGTTTTGAAAACAGTTACAATGGTATCAAGACTGTGATTGATGAACTTACTAAGTTGTACTATAAGGAGTATGAGAATGATGGCATTACTCCCAATCCTCCTAAGTTCACCGTTGAAATCAAGTCTATTGTTCTTGGCGACACTCTTTACAAGTAAAGGAAAATTATGGAAAACATGTATCTTATGATGGTTAGTCTGTTTGTTATGGTTGTTTGTGCGTTTGCTTTTAATATCCTCTCTCACCGTAAGCTTACTAAAGCTATGCGTAATATTGAACAAGATGTAAGAGAAAATAATAATCAATGGGCTGACAACAACTACTACATTAAGAATTTGGAAGAACAGATTCACCGCGATATGCGTTGGCTTCAGGAATCCATTGATACTCTTGTTGAGCAAGGTATGAAGAAGAAGGTTAGCAAGAAGTGAACCCAGAACGGTTTAAGAAAGATAAAGAAAAGCGGGATAAACGGAATGAATACCCCAAGCGAAACAAACTCAAACCCTACAAACGAGCAGAAACAAGAAACAAAGACAGAGCAGGTAGAGTCGAAGAGTAAATGCGGTTGCGGATACCGTATGGTTGACTGTTTGGGTTGTGATAATATTAAGCCACTAAGGAGAAACTAATGGCACACATGATTGAGTCTGAAGATTCGGCAATGTTCTATAAGGAAGCAGCATGGCACGGCATTGGTACTGTTGTTGAGACTGCGCCTAGTCCTAGCGAAGCACTTAAGATTGCTGGTCTTGATTGGTCGGTTCTTCGTAGCGGATCTATTAGCGCCACTTATGGTGATGATAGTGAGACTACGACTAAGGACTTCACTGCTTTGGTTCGCTCCGATACTGGGCGTATCCTGAGTGTTCAGTCCCCTGATTATAAGATTGTTCAGAATGAAGAAATGTTTGACCTTGCCTATTCTCTTGGAGAAGATGTTAAGGTTGAGTCTGCGTTCTCTATGGGCAACGGCACCCGGGTTGTGTGTCTCCTTCGGGGAGAAACCTTTGCCCCTGCCAATAGCAAGGAAGATCTTATCAGCAAGTATATGTGCCTTGTGAACTCTCACAATGGTACGCTTGCTTTGTCAGCCTTGCCCACTAGTATCCGTGTTGTTTGTAATAACACCCTGAGTATGGCTTTGTCTGCTGGACAGAAGAAGATGTACCGTGTTGTTCATTCTGGCAATATGAACGCTAAGAAGGAAGCAATGCAGAAAGCTCTTACTAACTATAAGAATACTGGTAAGATGTTTGAAGAGCATGTTAATGTTCTCTCATCCCGCACTTTGAATGTGCAGGATATCCAGCGGTTCTGGCTTGAGCTTTATGGCCGGGTTGAAACCCCGGTTGTTGGTAATCCCAAGACTGAAGATGAGTATGATAATTATATCAAGGCTCAGACCACTATTGCTAAGTGGTCGGATATCTTCGATGCAGAGCGTCGGCGCATCAATGCCCCGGCATCTATGTGGGTTGCTGTTAATGCGGCAACTAACTGGATGCAGCACCGCATCCCTAGCCGTGGTAAGATTCCCACGACTGAGAGTCGTAACTTCAATAACATCGTCGGTTCTACTTCAGACACGGTGTCTGATGCTGTCCGATTCGCAATGTCTTATGTTTAAATAAGTAAGGGGAGCGGTAGCCCAAATAGAGGCGGGTAGACAATACCGTTCAGTGTGGGTTTAAATCCCACCCGCTCCTCCCCTTATTAAAGGAAAACTATGGATAAACTGATTGCTGAAAAGTGGGTTGCTGCTCTTCGTAGCGGCGAGTATAAGCAGGGTAAAGGTGTGCTGCATAACCAAGACAGTAACACTTACTGCTGTCTTGGTGTTCTTTGTGATCTTTTTGTAAAGGAAAAGAATATTAAGGACACTTATTGTCAGCAGCGTATGCTTAGCGATACCTCAATTGTTACAGTCTTTGGTGATTCTACTGGCACTTTGCCAAGCGATGTTCGTCATTGGTCATTGATTGGTGACGATAATGGGCGGTTTAATTATGACCAGCCTATTCCAAGCAGTAAAGGTACTGCATACTTTAGGGATGAAGATATTTGCCTGCTTACTAGTATGAATGACGGTGAGTACGGTCACGACTTTACCTTTGAAGAAATTGCAACTATTATTGAAGAACAATGGAGACAACTGTGAACTTTGGTATTGACCCTAACAACAGAGATCGTTGCGTTATTCAAGCTCCTTGTGATCTTGCATATATGCAGAAGCAGCGGGATCTTCTTTGGAAGATCTACTCTGATTCCCTGCTCTCTAGTGATGAAGATCTTGCTTATCTTCGTACCACTATTGGTTTTCTAGATCACTTTATTCACGGTATATACTTTGTAGCCGCTGAATACCATACTGCTAACAGGAGTATTTATTAAATGCTTATTAAGTCAAATGAAAAGTTTGTTAAGAAGTTTAAAATTCCCTTTGTTTATTACGATCTTTGTATATCTTTTAAGTTGAACAACGAACAAGATCTTAATGACCCTGTTGATTGGATCATGGGAGAAGATTGTACCTACGGTAAAAATAAGAAGCGCGCTAGTGCTTTCAAGAAGCTTAAACTTCTTGAACCCAGCACTGGATATAATCTTATGACTTACGAAAGAGATCTTACTTTCTTTGGATGTACAAAAGAACAGATGCAGTATCTTATCAACGCTTATAAGAATAGTCCATTCCGTATTACTTATCTTGAATGTCAGATTGAAGATTGTTGTTAATAGAGGCTGTAATGGAAACACTGTTTATTGTTGCTATTTACTTGCTAGGTATTATTACTGGTCAATGTATTACTGGCATTGCCATGCTGTGGGGAAATAAAAAATAAAAGGAGACACTATGCCAAAGATGTGGGACAGACTAACTAAAGAAGAGCAGGAAAGAAAAAAGAACCTGCAAGTTATTGCTGAAGAACATATGTTGGCTGTGTCTGAAAATAAGTATTGGGAAGAATATGCTAGAGCACCCGACGAGGGTTATCCTGAACAGTCACTGCTTGATGTGTGTGTCATTCATCTTACGCCAATCTACCAGCAATGGATAGATAATGTAGCAGAGAATCGTAAGACCCCGGAATGGGCTTACCCTTTGTTTGCTGTTGGTGCTGCTAAGATGGCAGACATTACTATAAGAGCTTTGATTCTTGAGTGGTTTAACTCGTCATTCTGGGATCGTAAGCATGAAGGGGATCTGTTCCCCATGCCTACGGCTCAGCATATTAGCCATGTTATTTCAGACATGGTTATTGATATTGTTTCGTATCAGCAGGCCAAGCAACAGTTCAAAGAAGACTGGCTAAAGCAGTCGCACTATCAAAAGAATTGGACTGTTAAACGCTGCAAGGCTTTTGCTGGTAAGATGAACACACTTACTAAGAAGCAGTTCAGTCGTAAACAACGGGAAGATTTTGGCCATCACATGCTGCGTATTGCAGAGATGTCCGACATTGTTAAGATTTATAACCACCGTAAGTTTACTGGTAAGCGTTGGATTGAGCGGGTTCTTGTTGGGTTTACGGATAACATTCTTGCTGAACTCAATAAGAGACACAACGATATGGTAACTAAAGCAGCAATGCTTTATCGTCCCATGATTGTTCCTCCTGTTGAACACACGGAAACATCTAGTGGTGGTAACCTGTTGCCTTATATCCGTAAGCCTGTTGTTCAGCGGTTCAAGGATGTTATGTGGGATGAGAATGTAACTCAGAAGAATTCAACGCCTTCTCCTATGGTTATTCGTGGGCTGAATGCATTGATGCATACTGAGTGGACAATCAACGACCGTGTTCTTGAGGTGATGGAAAACTTGTTTGTCTCTAATACAAGACAAGCCAATCTCCCCGCTTATGACTTCTCTGCCTTTGACTTTGGAGAACCCTATCCAAACGAAGGCACTAAGGAAGAGCAGGCCAAGTGGTGTCAGCGCAAAGAAGAATCCTACAGTAACTGGTTCAAAGAAGAACGAGCCAGAGGTCGCATGCTTGTTAGACTACAGCTTGCAAAGGATTTGAAGAAGAATGGTTTCTTCTATCATATCTTTACCTGTGACTTTAGAGGACGGGCAAATGCTGCTTGTGATCTTCTATCGCCTCAGGCAAGTGACTTTGATAGAGGTCTTATCCAGTTTGCTGCGGCCCAACCGCAGTCAATCAAGGGCAAGTATTGGCTTAAGGTTCACCTTGCCAATCTCTTTGACCAAGATAAGGATACCTTTGATAACCGGGTCAAGTGGGTAGATGATAACATGGAGATGTTTGAGGCTATCAATAATGACCCGTACGATACCCGTAGTCTTTGGTTGTCGGATAAGAAGAAAAAGAATCCTAGCTTCCAAAGACTTGCTGCTATCTTCGACCTTTGCCGTAAGGATAGTATGACTCAGGTTCCTGTTCAAATGGATGGTACTTGTAACGGTATCCAACATTGGGCAGCACTTATGAAAGATCCTGTTCTTGCCGAGATGGTTAATCTTATCAAGGTTGACAAGCCAAACGATTGCTACGGTTATGTGGCTGATCTTATGACCGACAGTATGAAGAAGACTGTTGAAGATGAGAACGCAGATGCCGATAGTAAACAGTGGGCTTCTACTTTCTTGGAACACTGGGGAGGTAAGATCTCCCGTGCTGTTCCCAAGAGAGCGGTTATGACCGATCCCTATGGTGTTACCTTTTATGGTATTCGCCGTTACTGCAAGACCGAAGGACATCTTGACTGGGTTCCTAAGGAAAAGATAGCGGGTGCTGTTATGGAACTTGCTACCTTTATTGACAAGGCTTTGAAAGATACCTTGGTCGAGGCAAACAAGGGTAAGGTGTGGCTAAAGAATGTAGCAGACATATGCTCAGAACTTGGTCACAGCATGGAGTGGACTACCCCGTGTGGTTTCAAGGTTGTCCACCAGTATTACGAGATACTAACTAGACGATCAATAGCTAAGTTGTTCAATATGAAAGAGCTTCACTTTGGATCCCCTGATAAGGATACGATTGATAACAGCTCTGTTAACTTGGCTATCTCTCCTAATTATATTCACTCATTGGATGCCAGTCATATGTGGTGTACTATCAATGCAATGCTAGACGCAGGCATTGACCAGTTCTCCATGATCCATGACTCGTATGGTTGCTCTGCTCCATATACTTCACTGATGCGTGAGTATACCAAAGAAGAGTTTATGATGATGCATCAGGACAACCTGCTGCTTAAGCTTAAGAAAGAAATAGAAGCTAAGCTTAAGATTGAATTGCCAGACTGTCCTATTACTAACAACCTAGATATTGGGTCAGTGCTTGAGGCTGATTACCTGTTTCAGTAAGGAGGCCAATGGCTAAACGAAAGAAGATAGATCCAATAGCTATTAGATGTGAAGGTGATATTGAAGCAGCAGTTGAACTGTTCTGCCGCATGGCTACACAGCGCGGTAAGAAAGAACTTGCTTTGATGTTTCCTACAGAATATTTAAGTCAGATCTTTTTGAAGATTGCGTACAACGAATGGATGAAGCGTGGGTACGAAAAACAAAAAGACTTCATGCTAACACTAATGGTTGAAAAAGGAGATGACAATGAAGAAGCCTAGCATTTTTAAGAAGGCCAAGCCAAGCAAGATTCTTAACGGTAAGGAATACAAGCTTAACCAAGGACGGAAGTTTAATGCTATTCAGGAAGCACACATTAAGGGTGAACTTGATGTACATGCTCCAATTGAAGAACTAGGAATGTCTATCGCCCAGCATTGGCGAGAGGACTTTAGAAGGAGACTGCATGTCAAGAGTACTCGTAATCGGTGATACACATTTTCCAGCTGTACACCCCGGATATCTCGACTTTGTTAAAGGCGTTAAAAAGAAGTATCGTTGCGATACGATTATTCATATTGGTGATGTCATTGACCACCATACGATTTCCTTCCACAAGAAGCATCCCGATAACACGGGTGCTGTGGAAGAGTACAATCAAACCGTGCAACATATAAAGGAATGGTACAAGTCTTTTCCCAAGATGAAGATCTGCATCGGCAACCATGACGATAGAGTGGCACGGCTTAACGCTGATGCTGGTATTCCATCGTTCTATATCAAGCCGTGGAATGACTTGTACAACACTCCTAAGTGGGAGTGGGACTCGGGCTATGTCATTGATGGTGTGTTCTATACCCACGGTACTGGGGCTAGTTCATCTTATCCTGCGTTCAACGCAGCTAAGTCTAGATCTACCTCGGTTGTAATGGGCCACCACCACAGCGTGGCAGGAGTTCATTGGATTGTCGGCCCCAATACTGCATACTTTGGAATGGATGTAGGCTGCGGCGTAGACCGCCACCATATGTCCATGCAGTATGGAGCCAACTATATTAAGAAGCCCGTCATTTCTTGTGGTGTTGTAATTGACGGACATCCTTATCTGGAGCTTATGAATATATGATATTTGAAAACTTTAGTATGTGTGGCTTTGGTTCTAAAAGAAGCCATATTAAATTCCAAGAATCAATGTTTAGAATTGTACACGAAGGTCTTGTGATTCGTGTATGGCGAGCTGAAAAAGAACTGAAAGACTTTTACAACTCCGAAGATATTGCTAGGGTTGTTAGTCGCTGTATTAATTACTCTAGTGTAGATATCATCAAAGCAATTTGCAAACTGCCCAATATCACCGCTGTTGAAGTACTTGACTCTGAGACAGCCAACGGTATTGTTTACTACAATGATTGGTAAATCTAGCCCTATAGCTGGGGCTACTGATAAGGTCAGTAAGAAAGGAGGAATCAATAATGGAAACTGAAACAACCGCAACAGAGACAATGCAAATGCCAAAGCAGTCAATTGCTGCTGATAGCGTAATCGCCTATCTCAATGTCATTGCAACCGCTCTCAATCAAATTACTCTTGATCTGAATAACCAGATCGCTAACATCAACGCTGCTATTAACAAGGAGAATGATACTAATGAATCAGCCAGCTAAACTCAAGAAGCTCCCCCAGTTTGTTACTGAAACCCTTGAGTGCAAGTGGTCTAACCTACTCAAGCCGGATACGGCGTTTGGTGAAGCTTCTGCCAATCACAACATCACTGTTGTTATGGATCAGAAACTAAAGGCTAAACTTCAGGATGTTTTGAAGAAGTCTGGAGCCAAGAAGATCAATGGAATCTACGAGAAGGAAGGCGTGACCTATCTTAAGACTAAGAGCCGTCTTCATGTCGAAGCGGGTAAGTTCCCGTGTGTAGATGCCAATGCTCAGGAAACTGACATCGTTGCCTTTGGTGGTGACAAGGTAAAGCTTAAGCTTGCTCCTGCTATCGTTGCTAGAGACAAGTCACTTAGCTTCTACCTTAATGGTGTTCAGATTATTGAGCGCAATGAAAACAACAACTCAGTCGGTTCGTCTGGTTTTAGCGCAGTTGACGGTGGCTTTACTAGCCCCAAGGCTGCGGCTGCTACTAAGCCAGCCGCTGTAGTTGTTGAAGAAACTGAAGACGAAGAACTACCGTTCTAACTAGGAGGCAGCAATGGAATGGAGATTCGATATATCTCCCGTTGCTGCTTCTAGACCCCGCGTTGGTAAGTGGGGTGCTTACTATACAGGGGCTTACAAAGACTTTAGAGAAAAAGCATCGGAGATAGTTTACTCAGTAATCGGTACAGAAAGAGAACTGATAACTACTCCGATTGCTATTTCTTTAGAGTTATATGTCAAACGCCCCAAGTCAACCGAAAAGAAATATCCACGGGCAGACATCGACAACTACACTAAAGCAGTGTTTGATGTTATGAACGGGAAGTTATGGGAAGACGATGAACAAATCATAGCTATGCATGTGACAAAAGAATGGGCTGAAAAAGGCTCTGAAGGTTACTTCATACTAGGAGTTAGTGAGCAACGGGACAAGAAAAAGAAGTAGACTGGGGGGCTAGCAATAGCCCCTTAGTTATTAAGGAGGCTTAGATGTTTATAGAATATATTGAACACATGGGTGATGATGCTGCTGTTGCAGACGCAGCCCGTGTATCTTTTGGCAAGCGAGTTACTAAGTTTGAAGAGAAGGATGCTAAGCTAATCCAGTATCTTGCAAAGCATAATCACTGGTCACCCTTTGCCCACTGCTTTATCAAGTTCCGTGTAATGGCCCCCATCTTTGTTGCTCGTCAACTGATGAAGCATCAAGTGGGGTTTTCATGGAATGAAGTTTCTCGTCGTTACATCACAGATATGCCCAGCCTTTGGAACCCTATAGGCTTTCGTAAAGCGCCTGAAGGATCTATCAAGCAAGGATCTAGTAACGAATTTGTAAGTAACTCTTACGAGTTGCTTGTTGATTTTAATGCCGTTGCTAAATCCTGTTTTTCTCTTTACAATAAAATGATTGCTGACGGTGTTTGCCCTGAGCAGGCTAGAGCCATTCTGCCACAGGGTACTATGACCGAGTGGATCTGGACTGGTTCTCTGTATGCTTGGGCTAGGATGGCTACGCTGCGCCTCGATAGCCACTCTCAGGCTGAGACTCAGGAGATTGCTGAAGGTGTGGATCTAGTGGCTAGGCAATTGTTCCCGCATAGTTGGAAGGCACTGATGAAGTATGACGGATAAATGGGAACACTTGGCATTCAAGATTGCAGAAACAATTGACAGAGATAAAGCGCATGTGTCTTTGATTGTTAGAAAGAACCAGCTTGTTGCTATTGGTACTAACAATTGGAAGACCCACCCAAAGACAGTAGAGTATGGATATATGTATCCTTACTTGCACTCTGAGTTGGATGCGTTCAGAAAGATAAAGACCCCGTTGGATAAACTGGTTCTGTTTAACTTCAGGATAAGTAAGACAGGTAAGCTTGGAATGTCCCGGCCCTGCAAGTTCTGTATGCCGTGGTGTTCTCAAGTGTTTGATCGTATTGTTTACTCAAATGAAAACGGAGAATATCAGTATGGCTAAGAAGAAAAGTATTACTCATGGTGCTGGCAAAGGCGATGCCTATAGACCAGTAGACATGAAGAAGTATCGTGAGAACTACGATAAGATCTTTGGCAAGAAAAAGAAGGGAACTAAGGGTGACAGTAAGTGAATTTGAAGCGCTTATATATGAGTACGCTGATATCAGTTTTAAGATCGGGCGCATGGAAACGGATGGTAACGCTACTCAAAAGGCTTACGATAAACTGACTGATAAACGCGACGAGATAAGAAGCACAATCATCCAACTATTCAAAGGAAAGCATGTCAACATTCATCGGTAAACATCCTTGCCCAAAGTGCAAGGCAAATGGTAACGATAAACATAATGATAACTTGGCAGAGTATGAAAAGAATTACTACTGCTTCAAGTGTCAACACTTTATTCCCAAGGAAGGACACACTATGCAAGAAGAACCTATTGTTAAAAAAGATTGGAAGCCTATACTTGGGTCAGTTGTAGAGCTTGCTCATCGCCGTGTAGAAGAAAAAGCTTGTCGCATGTATGGCTATCAGACAGCTGTTATCAATGGTAAGACTGTAGAGATTGCTAACTATTACAGAGATGGGGTACTAGCAGGGCAGCATCTCCGTGGCCCTAACAAGCAGTTTGCTTGGAAGGGTGAAGCTAAGAATGTAGAACTGTTTGGTCAGCATCTGTGGAAGGGTAACAACAAGCGTCTTATTATTACCGAGGGCGAGATTGACTGCATGACAGTTGCTCAACTTATGGGATATACTTGGGCCGTTGTCTCCCTGCCTAATGGCGCTGCTTCGGCAGTCAAGTCTATCAAAGACAACCTAGAGTTTGTTAACTCTTATAATGAAATCGTGCTATGCTTTGACATGGATGATCCCGGTCAGAAAGCAGCACTAGAGGTAGCTGAGATTCTACCGCCCGGTAAGTGCAAGATTGCTAAGCTTCCTTTCAAGGACGCTAACGAGTGTCTTGCCAACAACCAAGGCAAGGCTGTGGTGACTGCCCTATGGGAAGCACAGCCATATTCTCCCGATGAGATTCTTCATGTCTCTCAAATCATCAACACAATGGAAGAACTGGATGCCGTCAGGGTTTATCCTTTCCCATTCGATGCTTTGTCTGAGTATCTTATCGGCCAACGGTCGGGAGAGATTACACTGTGGGCCAGCGGTACTGGCTCAGGTAAGTCTACTATTCTTCGTGAACTTATGATGCACCACTTGGACGAAGGCCGTTCTGTTGGTGCTATCATGTTGGAAGAATCCCCGCAAGAAACAATGGATGATATGATCTCGTTGATTATTAACAAGCCAGTACGAGCTATCCGTGCATCTCGCATGATGAACGAACTCCGTGTTAAGCTTGGTAAAAATCCCATACATATGAGTATCATTGACAACCTATCAGACACAGAGTATGGTCAGGCAAAGGAACATCTCGGTAAGACAAGTTTCTATATTTACGACCATCTCGGTAACAACGCCATGTCCAATCTACTTGCTAGAATGGAATACATGGCAGTGTCTCTTAAGGTAGATGTCATTGTCCTAGACCATATCACTGCTGCGGCAGCGGGTCTTATGGGCATGTCAGACAAGGATGTTGATGGTGGTAATTCGGAGCGAATCATTATCGACAACCTTATGAAAGAACTCAGAGCATTGGCTGTCCGAACAGGTGTACACATTGACATTGTGTCACAGCTCAAGAAGACAGACAAAGCTTATGAGGAGGGTGATCGTATTACGCTACAAGATCTGCGTGGTTCAGGCGCACTTGCTAGCGTACCTAATACAGTTGTAGCTTTGGAACGCGATAGGCAAAACAGTGATGACCGTATTGCCAATACCACTATGGTTCGTGTTCTCAAGAATAGACTGACTGGTAGAGCAGGTGTTGCGACCGCGCTCTATTACGATCACAATACAGGTAGACTCACCGAGATTGGGTTTGCCACTAACGATGACGGTGAAGTAGTGTTTGAACCAACCACGGAGGTATGATATGATTAGACTAGTGATTGATATTGAAGCAGACGGCTTGGGAGAAGTTACTCTTACAAACAAGGGGCCAACCAAGGAAGTCTCAACTATCTGGTGCGCTGTCGTTATGAACGCAGACACTCAGGAAGTCAAGACATTCACTCAGTCTAACATGCACACACTGGTTGATTATCTAAACACTGCTGATCTAATCATCGGCCATAACATTCTATCCTTTGATATCCCCGTAATCAGAAGACTTCTTGGCAACCTTAAGCGACCAAAGCATGGGTTCTTCGATACACTAGTGGTATCTAGGATAATGTATCCAGACCGTAATAACCACCCCTTAGGCGGCAACTCTCTAGAGTGCTGGGGAAAGTATCTAGGCAATCACAAGATTGACTATACTGGAGGCTGGTCTGAGTTTTCAGATGAGATGCTTGAGTATTGTATTCAAGATGTAAAACTTGGCTGCAATATCTTCCGGCATCAATCTAAGTTTGCCAAAGAGAATCTAAAGGTATTCCAGTTTGAACACATGGTATCCGAGATTCTTGCACAGCAAACCGAGCGAGGTTTTGGTTACGATATTGTCAATGGGGAAAAACTATATGTCTCTCTACTACAGGAGAAAGCTGAGCTGGAGGATAGGATGAGGGCTATATTCCCCGACAAGATTCATTACCGCAAGTCTGAGAAGACAGGTAAGGATCTCAAACCAAAGATCGAAACCTTCAACCCCGGTTCTCGTAAGCAGATTGCAGAGCGTCTATCAGAAAAGTATGGATGGGTTCCACCCGAAACTGACAAGGGTAATCCCAAGGTAGACGAGTCTGTGCTAGCTGCTCTAGATTATCCAGAAGCAAAAGAACTGGTCAAGTACTTTGATCTAGTCAAGCTTATGGGTATGGTAGAAGATTGGAACAGCAGGGCATCAAGTTCCCGTGACAGTAACATTCACGGTTATGTAAATGCTCAGGGTGCAGCTACAGGTAGATGCACCCACAGCGAACCCAACATTGCACAGGTGAGTGGCGACCACCGTGCCAGAGAACTGTGGATTCCATACGAAGGCTATGTACAGCTAGGTTCTGACCTATCTGGTCTTGAACTCCGAATGCTTGCACACTTCATGCACAAGTATGACAATGGCAAATATGCCGATGTTCTCCTTAACGGTGACATTCATACTTATAATCAGAAGGCAGCAGGCATTGAGTCAAGAGCACTTGCTAAGTCTTTTATCTATGCATATCTCTATGGAGCGGGTGATAAAAAGATTTCTCTAGTACTTAATTGCAGCGTGAATCAGGCCGCTAGGCTACGGGACAAGTTCCAAAAGGAGATTCCTGCGCTTGCCAAAGTACAAGAGGAAGTGAGATATCATGCACTAAAGCACAACGCAGTCATCTTGCCCGATGGTCGCAAGGTTCCAGTTAGGTCAGAACATGCTGCGCTCAATACGCTACTACAGGGTAGTGGCGCTATCGTAAGCAAGTACTGGATGGTTCTTGCTAATCACAAACTGAACAAGCTTTACCCCGGTAAGGCCCATCAGATGGCTTATGTACACGACGAACTACAGTATGCAGTTTGTCCTACAGAAGCCGACAACATTGGTAAGCTAGTCACATCCTGCGCCACAGACGCAGGGGAACGGCTGGCTATTAATATACCTATCGCAGCTGAGTATAAGATCGGTAAGAACTGGTCTGAGACTCACTGAGGTATGGCTCCGTGGCGGAACAGGCAGACGCAGTGGACTTAAAATCCGCCGCCTAACGGCATGGGGGTTCGATTCCCCCCGGAGCTATTGAAAGGAGCTTTTATGGACAAACTAAACATTTATATTGCAGGGCCAATGCGTGGCTATACTAATCACAACTTCGATGCTTTTATGGAGGCAGATAGAATGCTCCGCTCTAAGTGGAGTTCTATGGTTGGTGTTATCTTCAACCCAGCCCAAATGGATCTTGATGAAGGCTTTGATCCTTCTCAAGCAGTTGATACCAAAGAACATCTTAAAGGTTGTATGACTAGAGATTTGAATGCTATTCTAAAATCGGATGCTGTTTATATGTTGACTGGGTGGGAAAAGAGCGAGGGTGCTAAGGTTGAACACGCTCTTGCCGTATACTTGGGGCTAAGGATATTCTATGAAACATAAGGCAAGAGTTGTTTATTATAACCTAGAACGCGGAGATAAGTGGGCCAAGTTAATCTCATGGCTTGTCTATATCTTTGCAGGATCTCGTTTGAATCATGTACATATTGAACTACCTGAAGCAAACATCAGTTACTTTGCTACTCTTTATAGAGGAGTTCGTGTTCTACCCATCGGAGCGGTTCGGGCTAAATACGGCGATCCCGTGTTTACCCAAACGGTTGTAATAAACTACAATGCTTTGCCTGATGATGTAGAAAAGAAATGGAATAAAGAAACAGTAACACATTGTTTGTTCTGGCATCTACTTGGAAGATACTTTAACATGCCAGTCCCACATACTTGTGGAAAGGTTACAGCCGATATCCTAAGAGATAGCGGGTATCCTATCCCACAGAATATAATTGAACCACACAAAATACTGAAGGAGGTAACAAATGCTAATGCTCTTTTTATCCGGCAAGGCAAGAGTTGGAAAAACAACAGCAGCCAAACTACTAGCTGAGCTGTTATATAAACAAGGATATAAGCCTATTATACTTCCTTTTGCTGCTGCGCTTAAGTCCGAAGTTGAAGCTACTGGTCTTACTAAGGAAGCTAATCCAGAACAGTACAGACTTGTATGCCAAAAGATGGGATCAGATCGTCGCAAAGAAAACCCAGATTACTGGGTAGATAAGTTTCTTGAGTCTGCTTACAAGATTCTTAAGGAAGAAAACAGCGAAGAAGATGTACCCGAAAGAGTTATCATTGTTGATGACTGTCGGTATCTTAACGAACTAAATCTAGCACCACGATTCAATGCCATTAAGATATTTATATCACACGGTGATCGCCGTTTAATGGAACACGATGAGCCGTGGCGTTTGCATGAGTCAGAAGAAATGGCAAATAGAACAGAAGATAATGACAAAGATTATAAAGAGATGTATCACTTTGTTCTACGCAACGATAAAGATGAGAAGTCTTTTAAGAAGAAAATAAGTAACTACTACAATATCATTATGGACTGTGCATATAACATCGTGCTTGAGCCATTGTGCGAGTGTGAATTGTGCATGGCTACCCGGTATGATCGTAATGTAGATATGACTGTGTTGAATGAACAGATTATTGATACCCTGAAAGAAGCTTTCCCAGATACAGACGAGGAGTACGAAGATGATGGAGCCTAAAGTAGCTATCTTAGACGGAGACATTCTAGCATACCGAGCAGCTTTCTTTGTGGAGACTGAGGGTATTGAGTACCTAGAAGAGCGGCTTAACTTTGACATTGCTTCTTGGACACCCCCCGGTGTCGAGAAGGTTTACATTGCCCTGTCATGCTCAAGGTCTGATAACTATAGGAGGGACTACTGGCCTCAGTACAAGGCCCACCGGGACATCAACAAGCACACGCCAGAAGCCCTCCCAGAAGCCGAGCAATATGTTCGGACCCTTGGGATACCCCTGAGTGTTCCAAGGCTTGAGGCGGACGATCTGATGGGTATGATGGCCTCCTCAGGCAAGGCCATAGCCGTGACCATAGACAAGGATCTACGGTCTGTACCGGGCTGGCATTGGAACCCCGATAAGGAAGAGGCTCCGGTACTGGTAGACGAGGCTTTGGCTGACCGGAACTTCTATACCCAGTGGTTAACCGGGGATTCTACGGACAATGTACCCGGTATATGGAAACTGGGTCCAAAGAAAGCTGCTGCCCTGCTTGACAGCACCCCACCCCAGAACTGGCCTGCCCTAGTACTGGCTACCTACGAGCAAAAGAAAGACAAAGACGGTAATAATTACAACCTAGATTACGCTATTTCGCAGGCTATTTGCGTAAGAATCCTGCGAGATGGGGAGTATAACAAAGAAGATAAGACTATCCGCATGTACCAACCTTACTGATAGTTGGGGCTACGGATACATAAACCAAGGAGAACACTAATGGATAATACATACGATTGTAACACTAATACATTTAATAATCTTACATCCCTTACAGCTAGTAGCTTTAACTATACTGAAGCTGCGGTGACTTACACCGGGGCATACCAGCCATTCTACGCTACTGGTGGATCTGCCGGGGTAGATCTGGCAACTACCAGCGACTTCGTAATAGAACCTCATGCCAAGATGAAGATACCCCTAGGTATCAAGATGTCAATCCCAGTTGGCTATGTTGGCCTACTGATTGGTCGTTCTAGCATGGGTGCTAAGGGTCTTGTACTAGCTAATGCTGTTGGTGTTATTGATTCGGATTACCGAGGTGAGATCATAGCTCTGATGCATAATACAAATAATTTCCCTGTTTCAATAATGAAGGGCGATAGAATTGCCCAGTTATTGATTATGCCCGTTGCTCAACCCAAGTTTGTAATTGCTAATGAACTTGACGATACAGCTAGAGGCACTGGTGGTTTTGGTTCAACAGGAGAATAAAATGAATACATTTCAGAAGTTTATTGCTATATCAAGATACTCACGGTGGTTGCCCGAAAGCAACCGTAGAGAAACATGGGATGAAACTGTGGATCGCTGGTGGGCCTACTTTACTGGCAAGGCTCCACAGCTAAACGAGCGTCCTGATATTCGGGATGCTATCCTAAATCTAGAAGTACTTCCTAGCATGCGTGGTTTAATGACCGCTGGTCCCGCGCTTGATAGAGATCATACTGCTCTGTATAATTGCAGCTATTTAGAAATCACAAGCTATAAGTCTTTTGCTGAGCTTATGTATATTCTAATGTGTGGTACAGGCGTAGGCTATTCTGTGGAACGCCGCTGTGTAGAGCAGCTACCAGCTGTTCCAAAGAATATTGTAAAAGATTTCAACACCGTGTTTGTTGTTGAGGATTCCCGTGAAGGTTGGTGCGATGCCCTTAAGCATCTGATGTCCAGCCTATATGACGGCTTGCATCCCAAGTGGGATACTAGCCTAGTCCGTCCTTCAGGAAGCCGTCTAAAGACATTCGGTGGCCGTGCAAGCGGTCCTGCACCGCTGGAGGAAGTGATGCGGTTTATCGTAGGCGTATTCTACAAGGCCCAAGGCCGTAGACTAACTCCGTTGGAATGCCACGACATCTGCTGCAAGATTGCTCAGTCTGTTATTGTTGGCGGTGTACGCCGCTCAGCAATGATCTCACTCAGTGATCTATCGGACAGAGAGATGGCTACTTGCAAGAGTGGCGCTTGGTGGGAAACAGCAGGCCATCGTGCTTTGGCTAATAACTCTGCCATCTACAACTGCAAGCCACCCCTAGGCCAGTTCTTGGAAGAATGGACTTCATTGTATAACTCACATTCAGGTGAGCGTGGTATTTGCAACCGCGAAGCAATGAATCTAATTGCCAGAAAGAGCGGTAGAGAGTGGTCCAACTACGGCACTAACCCCTGCTCAGAAATCATTCTAAAGCCAAACGAGTTCTGTAACCTATCAACAATTGTTGTCAAGGCTACAGATACCGTAGAAACACTGGCTAGAAAGATTGAACAAGCCACCATCATTGGAACAATCCAGAGCATGTTCACCAAGTTCCCTTATCTGAATGATGAATTCAGAAAGAACTCTGAAGAAGAGCGTCTACTTGGCGTGTCCATGACTGGTATCTTTGATAACAAACTAACTAGCGGCCAAGAAGGTTATGCTAAGCTAGCGTATGTTTTGGAAAAACTCCGAGACATTGCTACGATTACTAACCTTAAGTGGGCTGACAAGCTTGGTATTACCCCAAGCAAGTCTATCACATGTATTAAGCCAGAAGGTACAACCTCCTGCCTAGCCGATGCATCCAGTGGTTTACATCCACGCTATGCTGATTACTACTATCGTAGAGTCCGCATTGATAAGAAAGACCCACTATATAACATGATGGCCGATAGCGGTATTCCAGTAGAAGATTGCGTAATGAATCCAGCTAGTACTGCCGTGTTTACCTTTGCTCAGAAAGCCCCACAAGGTTCTATCACCCAGAAAGAACTGACGGCTATTGAACATCTTAAACTATGGAAAGCCTATCAGGATCATTATTGCAATCACAAACCAAGTATCACTGTCAACTATACTGACAATGAGTTTATTGGAGTAGGTCAATGGGTGTGGGATAACTTTGATTCAATCTCAGGTATCTCTTTCCTACCAAAGTCAGACCATGTTTATGCTCAAGCTCCCTTTGAAGAGATTGACGCAAGAACATACAACATGCATCCCAAGCCAGATGTTGACTTTAATAAACTGTCAGATTATGAAAAAGAAGATACAACTAAGTCTTCACACACAATGGCATGTACTGCCAATGGTTGTGAGCTAGTCTAAGGAGAACAACATGGATTCAATGCTTAATACAATTATTACGAAGATCAAGATTGGGTCGGCTCTGTCTAGCGCAGAGCTAGCCCTAGTCTTTACCGAAGTGTTTAAAAAGACAGAAGTGCTTCAGGAAGAAGTCAAGAAACTAAAGGACAAAGTAAATGACATCGAAAGAATTTCCAAGAATCGACCCAGAGTTGATAGAGAAGCTTGATAAAATTTACAAACCTCTTGACTACGATCCTGATTTATCTGTCGAAGAATTTGTCAGAGCCTCTGCTTACAGAGCTGGGCAAATATCTGTAGTAGAAAAGCTTAAACTTATTCTTAAACAACAACAGAAAGAGAGGTAAGTCATGGGTGGATCACCAAGTATTAGCGGCGGTATGACGCAGGCTGAGTATCAGGCACAGCTTGATGAACAGCGCGCCTATAGCGAAGCTCAAGAAAAAAAGATGCGTGAGTTCTATGAAGAACAAATGATAAAGCAAGAAGAAACTGCTAGACAAGCAGCTGAACAAGCTAAGCAAGAAGAAATTAATAGAATCGCTGAAGCCGAAGCAGCCGAAGATGCTTTACAGGAAGAAATTGCAGCCCAAACTGAGGAAGAAACAGCAGAAGAAACCACAGAGGGAGATGCTTTTGATTTCTATAGTTCGCTTTATCAAGGTTTAGAAGAACGACCAGAATAAGGAGTAACTTATGGAACAGACAATTGCTGATAGGTTTAGAATTCTACACAGTGGTAGACAAGCTAAACTAAACCGCTCAAGAGTCTGCGCCGGACTTACTGTACCTTCAGTACTACCTCCTGAGGGTTGGAACGAAGAGCAGACTTTGCCACAGCCATATTCGTCTGTTGCAGCAAAGGGTGTCACAGCTATGAGCAGCCGCATATTAAGCGCTTTGCTTCCGCTGAATGATACTCCATTCTTTAGATTTGCCCTTAAGTCTGGCGTAGAAGCTACTCCTGAAATAGAAAGCTACTTAGAAACTCTTTCTTATCAGGTGTTTAATAAACTAAATGGAACTAATCTAAGAGAAACAATCTATCAAGCACTACAGCATGCTGTAATTGTTGGAGATGTTCTCTTTATTATGGAAGACAATTTTACATTTCGCATTCAACGACTAGATCAGTTTGTTGTTCAGCGAGATGTAGAAGGCAATGTAGTAGAAATAATTAATCTTGAATACCATCTTATTGACCCAGATGCAACTGAGCATCTATATGGTAGTGAGTATGGTATTGAAAAGAAAGCTGGATATCAAACTATATATTGTCGGTATTTAAAAACCGATGATGTGTGGTATGTCCGTAAAGAAACTCAAGAAGGTGATCTATTGGAAGAGGGTGAATACACCGTGCTTCCAATGGGTGTCTTAAGGTGGTATGGTATTGCCGGGGAAAACTACGGTAGATCACACTGTGAAGATATCCTAGGTGACCTACAAACTCTTGAGTCATATACTAAAGCTTTGATCGAAGGTCTAGCAGCCTCGTCCACATTCTGGCTAGCAATCGACCCAACAGGAATTACTGAGATAGACGATATCGCTGATGCGCCCAATGGTTCATTCATTGCTGCGAGAGGCGGTGACTTCTCTGTTCTATCTCCATCCCAAACAATGAATGCACAGATTAGTGCATGCCAAGCTGCGGTTGAAACAATGCGTAGAGAAATTTCCCAGTCATTCCTTATGACATCTTCAGCCATTCCTAGTGGGGATCGTGTAACAGCTACAGCAGTTAGAATGATCGGTTCCGAATTGGAAACCGTTCTAGGTGGTGCTTTCTCTAGCATTGCCCGTGATCTAATTGAGCCAATTGTAAAACGAGCTGTGTTCCTTATGTTAGAGAGTAAGGATATTGACAAGCGTTTATACAGCCAGTTCTTTGATAAGAATGGTATGCTTACAACTCAGGTTATTACTGGATTGCAAGCCTTGTCAAGAGACACCGATCTACAGCGTTTAATGCAAATGGGAGAAATGGTTCGGAATCTTCCTGAGCAAGCATACTTAGCCTTTAAGTGGGACGAGTATGCCCGAGCTTTAATTTCATCCTTAGGCTTTGATCCCCGTAACTGGGTAAAGAGCGAGGAAGATATTATGATGCAACAGCAACAGATGCAGCAGATGAAGATGCAACAGCAAATGCAGACACAGGCAGGCAATGCCGTTGTTAATACTGCTGGTGCTGTGGCTCAGCAAGCTGCTACTCAGGATCTACAACAAACTGGTGGACAAAATATCCAAGCCTTAATGCAACAGGCTGGTATTGATCCCGCACAACTACTAGGAGGTGGCCCAAGTGAAGCGATTGGATAAGTCTAAGATGGCGTGTAATCGACCACAGAAATCACCCAAGGCTGGTAAGAAGCGGGTAGTCAAAGCTTGTGCCAATGGCAAAGAAAAGATTATCCACTATGGCGCGACTGGATATGGTCATAACTACTCACCCGCAGCAAGGAAGTCTTTCCGAGCACGGCATGGTTGTGACTCCGCAACTAACAAGCTATCAGCTAAACACTGGGCTTGTAAGGATCTTTGGGCTGGCTCCAAGGGTTCAAAGGCTTCATGCCCTAAGAATAGAAAGTGTAAGAAATAATGGCTAAGAAAGACGCTTGCTATAACAAGGTAAAGGCTTCTTATAAAAAGTGGCCTTCAGCCTATGCTTCTGGTTCTCTAGTTAAGTGCCGCAAAGTAGGTGCTGCTAACTGGGGTAAAAAGAAGAAAGGAAAAAAGTAATGGCTAAGAAGAAAAAGAAAGCTAACTTTTCCCTTGAAAAAGAAAAAGGTCTTCATGGCTGGTTTTCCCGCAACAATGGCAAGGGCTGGATAAACTGTAAGACAGGCGGTCCTTGTGGTCGTAAGAAGGCTGGTAAGGGTTCTTACCCTGCTTGCCGTCCTACCAAGGCCATGTGTACATCTAAGGGTGTACGCGCTAAGAAGTCAGGAAAGAGAGTATCTTGGGAATGAAATCAAAATTTAAATGCAACTGCGGAACTACTACCAGATTAACTGGTAAGGACGCACAGCCAAAGGAATGCCCTAAGGCTACAACAAAAACCACTAAGAAAGGCAAGTAATAATTATGAACGACAACGGACAAGAGACTCCAGAGTTTGAATATCAGAATACTCCAGAGGTTAACCCTGTGGACTCTGAGATTCAACAGACAGAACAATCTCTTGTTGCATCACCTGATGAAGTTAATGCAGCAAAAGAACGGAAAGCGTTTGAAACCTATGTTCAGACTAACGGTATTAATGTACCGGAAAACTTTAAGGATATTGGTAGCTGGTTTGACAGTTTAAGAAACGCACAGAAAGCGTACACTCAATCTCGTCAGGAGATTGCTGAACTTAAAAAGAAGTTTGGTGATACTACTGATAACCCTAATTATAAACAACCCGCTGAAAAGGCTGTGCCAGAGAAACCTAAGGCAGCAGTAAAAGAGGAACTGCGTATTCCAGATAAGCCAGAAGCTCCTGTGGAGACTAAGGCTGCTGAAGTTCCTACTGTTACCAAGGAAGATTGGGACAAGTGGTCAGTCGAGTTGTCCGTAAAGGGCGATCTTAATGAAGAGACTATGAATGAGATTCGTCAAAAGACAAAGCTTCCCGATTTTGCAATTCAAGAATACATGCAAGGTCAGAAAGCCAAGCTTCAACTAGCTTTCGGAAAAGCTGCTGACATCATCGGTGGTCGTGAAAGACTTGCCGAACTATTTGGCTGGGCTAGCCAGACAATGAACCCAAATGAAATCAAAAGCCTTAATGCGGCTCTTGCTACCCCAGCGTGGGATGTAGCTCTTATGGGTTTAGCCTCCAAGTATGAGAAGGCTACTGGCGGCGCAGTTAAAACAAAGGAACCAACTAAGGGTAAGCAGGTTCCTGTCGGCAGTACCCAGCAGGGTACGGCTGGTTATAAGACTAAGAGAGAATTCTATGCTGACAGAAACAACAGCCGTTTTACCACGGACCCTAAGTTCCGTTCTGCTGTTGAATCTCGTATGGCTAAGACCGACTTCCGAAGTCTTCCCTTCTGACATTGTTTAGCTTGTGTAATAAAGTTCCCCCTTTGGCTGAATATAATTACACATTTTAAACACCAACTAACAGACTCCTTGTGAAAAATCTATAGGTTGGTTAGTCACTATTGTAACTTTTAATTTTTAAATTAACACTAACTCTAAGGAGTATATAAAATGGCTTTAGACCCAGCAGGAAATAATAATCTAGGCCCATCTGATATGGCTTATCGTACTTCCGTTTCAGCCGGAACAACAGGCGGTGCGGCTGGTACTAACAAACTCTGGCTTCCAATTTGGAGCGGAGAAGTTATTCACGCATACGATCACTACAACATGTTTGAAGGCTTAGTCACTCAGAAGACTATTGCCAGCGGCACTACTGCCGAATTCCCAGTCACTGGTACAATTAACCTTAAGGCTGCTTGGAACGCTGGTGAAGAACTTTCTGGTGGCACAGCTACTTCAAAGACATTCGCCATTAAGCTCGACAAGCGCCCAATGGCCGCTCACTTTGAAATTGACAATGTTGACCAACTTCTAACTCAGTGGGAATTCCGTGCTGAGCTAGCTCGTCAGGCTGGTCTAACTCTAGCCAACACCCGTGATAAGCAGATTGCTGCCTATATCGCCCGTGCTGGTATGGAAGATTTGCTAGCAAACGATCCAAGAACTGGCCTTACTGTTCCAAATCAGGATCTATTCACTGATGCAGCATTTGATAACTTTGGTCTTTCTACCGCTACCGCTACTGATAGAACTACAGCTGCTCTTAAGGTTCTTGAAGCAATTGAAAACTTCATGGTTCACCTACAGGAAATCAACGCACCAACCGAAGGTGTTTACTGCGTTGTAACTCCACGCGCATTCCAAGACATTCGTGCTCTTGGCGTAGCTCGTTCATACAATGAACTCTACGGCGTAATGGCTAACGGTACTGGTAACGGTCCTGCTCGTCCAATGTTCGGTGGCGTTGCTGAGGCTGGTGGCCTTGGTGCTCCTCTTGCTATGGGCATGCACAATGTCTCTGATGCTCTAGAGTATCAGGGCTGCATGATTATCAAGAGCAACCACCTACCAGTTGTTGATTATGATGTGTCTTCATCTGCTAATATTGGTGAAGCTCGCTACAACATTGACGGTGTTGCTACAAAGATTAAAGCTCTTATCTTCCAGAAGGATTGCGTTGCTTCGCTCAGCCTACAGGGTCTAAAGGTAGACACTGTTGATGATGTTCGTCGTAACACCACCTTCACCGTTGCTAGCATGTTCAAGGGTACTGGCGTACTCCGTCCAGAGCTTGCAGTGGTAATCAGCGGTCTTGCAAACGCTTCAGGCGATGAGCGTTCTGAACTCCGCACCCTAGCTGGTATGACCGCAGAGTATGTTGTTACTGCCTAATTGAATTAATATCCCAACCCATCAAGAAAGGAGGTAAACAAGTTGTCTTTGTTTGTTTTACAATCTTGAGGGGAGGTGATCTAACTATCTACGCGGTAGCTCCTTAACTGGGGCTATCGTGTTTTCTTTTTTTCCAAAGGAGGCTATTAATGGGAATGATTACTAAATTACAAGCTGTTAATAACATGCTTTTGGCTGCTGGTGAATCCCTAGTAGCCGACCTAGATA